AGTCAGTGTGACCTGCGACAGGGCGCCCATGATGTCGACGCCGCTCGCCGACACCAGGCCGTAGACGCCGCCCATGTCCCACGACGCCGGCCAGTTCTCGGTGCCGCCCGCCCACACGCCGTACCAGACACCCGGACACGCCCACGACGACGGTGTCGCGGCTTCCTCGAGCTGCATGCCGTCGACGTGGATAGTGCACGTCGCCGCCGCCGTGGTCTGCACCGCGACGCCGTACGCCATGCCCGCGGCCGTCGACGGCGGTGTCGCGGTCACGGTGACCTGCGACCATGCTGCGGTGGTGCTGCCCGTCAGGGTCACTGCCGGGCCGTAGGTGTAGCTCGTCGGTGACGTCGTACCGGGCGTGTACCAGCCCAGAAACGCCTGTACGTGCAGCGTTGTGGAGGCGGTGAGGTTGCGGACCTGCGCCTGGAACGCGTACTGCGCCGTGAGGTCGACGCCGACCTGCGGGGAGTACACGATGCGCGTCGGCGCCACGGTGCCCGACGGGACCGCGAACTGGAACACGCTGGAGCCCTGCCACGCCGACGCCGTGGTGACGATACTGCCGCCCGTGGAGTCCGTGGCACTGAAGACGTCGATGCCGCCCTGGCCCTGCGGGATCAGGCCCGCACCGAAGCCGCCGCTGTCGCCGCCCGTCGCCATGACCTGCGACAGCAGGTTCCGGCACGGCGGCCACATCATCCGCCGCCGCCACGGCTGGTACGGCATGATGTGGCCGAAGTACGGGCCCGCCGCGTTCAGCGGGTCAAGGGTGCCGTCGGTGTTGGCGAGCACCGCCGCGGCCTCGCCACTTCTGCATTCGTCGAGCTCGTACTGCTTGCCGCGGGTGACGGAGCTCTGCCCCTCGATGCGCGACGCCAGGCTGACGTACCTGTCGAGCGGCGCGTCGCCGCCGTTGCTGTTCCAGTACGGTGCCCAGTCATCCGCCAGCGTCGGCCAGTTGATGTTGATGGGGCCGCCGACCATCGTGTTGACGTGCGAGAGCGCCGCCGTGTTGCCCGCGACCTCCGTCGCCGACGCCGACGCCTGGAACGCGACCGTCACCCCGGCCGCCGACCACGAATACGTCGTCGACGCCAGGATCGCCCAGTTGTAGCCGTCCGCCGAGGCATCCGCGTAGAACGTGCCCGCCGCCTCGCGCAGCCGCCACCAGCCGTGCGCCGACGGGTCGTAGGCCGCCAGCGTTGTCGTCACGCCTGTCCCGGCCGTCGTCAGGACGAGCTGGAAGGCACCTGAGGACAGCCGCATCGCAACCGAGTTGCCCGTGTTCAGCGCCAGCACCATCGCGGTCTGGGTGTGGCCGCTGCCGTTCGCGACGGGCGTCACCTCGGCGTAGATGCTGCTGGACGTGGCGTCGAACAGCGTGTTGCTGCCGAACGTGTTCACGGTGCCGTTGACCGTCGGCTGCGCGAGGACCACCAAGTCGTTGACGCCGTCCAAGGTGGCCGCGCCGCCCGTGACATTCGACCAAACGGTGGCGTTGATCGCGCCCTCGTTGAACGCGTCCGACAAGGTGGACAACTTCGGATTGCTCACCGGGCACCACCGATCCAGTGCCCGGCGGCACCCGTTGCGTCTTCAGTTGACGGACAGTCCGGGGCAGGTCAGCGCCGGTACGGCTGGTACGTCTGAGAGTTGCGCATACCCAGCTGCAAGAACTGCCTCTGGATCTGATCCCGCAAGTTTTTCTCCGACGTCACCGTGCCCGCGACGTTGACCGTCACGTTGTAGACCGTGCCGCTGCCACCGCCGGCGGTGCTGCCACCGCCGGCCATGGCCAGGGCCCGGGATCCGGCCATGGCCCGCGACCCGGCGGCGATGACGCCCTTCGCCATCTGTGTGGAGGCGGCTGCCGTGCTCGGGCCGCCCGCGATCAGGCCGTTGACGAGGCCCTCGGTCACGCCGAGGCCGATCTCGTGGAACACCTTCGACGGCGAGTTGATCCCCAGGATCTTCAGGACCGGACCCGGGACCACGTCCTTGATCAGCCCCATGATCGCCCCGGCGATCCACGAGCCCATCGACTGGATGCCGTTCCACAGGCCCTCGATGATCGAAACGCCTGCGTTGTAGAGCCACGACCCGGCGTCGTTGAACCAGCCGAGGATCCGGCCCGGCAGCCCGGCCAGCCACGACGCGGCTTTCTCGCCCGCGCTGACGATGTCGGACCAGGCCTGCGACGCCCCGTGGACTAGCGACGTGAACGCGTTTTCGATGCCGTGGACCGCTGGCATGATCGCGTTGTTCCAGAGCCACTCCGCTGCCTTCGCGATCCCGTTGAAGGCGTCCTGGATCAACTTCCAGGCTTCCTTCGCCGCGTCCTGGATCAGGCCCCAGGCGGCGATCCAGAAATCACGGAAGCCCTTGAAATGGTCCCAGCAATACAGGAAAGCGATCACCAGCAAACCGATCGCGATGACGATCAGCCCGATGGGGTTGGCGTCCATCGCGACGTCGAGTTCGCCCGTCGCAACTGCTTCGCCCTCGGTCGCGCCCTCGGCGAGTTCCTCGGCGTCCTTCAGGCCGGTGATGGCGTTCTTCATGTTCAAGATGCCCTGCCACGCGGTCTTCGCGCCGCCCGAAAGCGTCGACCAGCCGGTCTTGAAGGTGCCGCCCAGCTTCGAGAACAGGCCCTCGACCGCCGGGACCGCGTTGCCTTCCTCGTCCTCCATCGCCTCCGCGCCGAAGATCGCAGCCCACCCCGACTGGGCCCCCTGGACGAGCGAATCCCAGCCCGTCTGCATCTTGTCGAGGATCTTCGGGAAGAAGCCCTTGACCGCGGGGATGACGTTGCCTTCTTCGTCGGTGGCCTCCTCCGCGCCGAAGACCTTTCCCCAGCCGGACTTCACAGCGCCGACCAGGGACGTAAAGCCAGACTTGAACAGCTTCCCGATCTTCGGGAAGAAGCCCTGGATCTGGCCGATGACGTTGCCCTCTTCATCGGTGACGTCCTGGGTGGCGAAGACCTTCATCCACCCGGTCTTCGCGGCGCCGGCGAGCGACGTCCACCCGGACTTGAACTTCTTGAGCAGCTTGGGGAAGAAGCCCTGCACTACGCCGGTGACGTTGCCTTCGTCGTCCTTGATTTCCTGCGTGCCGAAGAGCTTCGCCCAGCCGGACTTGATGCTCGCGAAACCGCTCTTGAAGATCCGCTGCAGCTTGGGGAAGAACCCTTCGATCGCGGGGATGGCCTTGCCCTCGGCGTCCTTGGTCGCCTCCGCGCCGAAGAGGTTCGCCCACATGCTCTTCACGGACGTCACGATCTGCTTGCTCTGGTTGATCGGGAACGTGATGATGCTCTTCGCGAGCCCCGCGATCGCCATGATCGGCTTGATGACCGCGAGCGCTGCGAGCCGCAGCGCCAGTGGCGCGAGGAACGCGCCGACGATCCAATCCATGATCGTCTTGTGCTTCTCGGCGAAATCCGCCAGACCCTTCAACGCCGGAGTCACCGCCGTCGACAGGATCGACCCCAAAATCGACAGCGCACCCAGAACCGCGCCACCCACCAGCGTCGCCAGCGCCGGGCCCACCGTCTTCACCAGCACCGCCCCGAGACGGGCCGCGGCCTCCACAAACTTGCCGACATCGTCCGCGACGGTCTTCAACGTCTGCCCGACCTGCTGCCACGCCGTCAACGGCGGCGGCGCAGGCAGTGCACCGCCCCCCTCCTGCATCCGCGCATTGAGGCCCTGCGCCGGTGCCGGTGCCTTGCCCGCCGCACCCGAGAACCCCGACGCGATACCCGACAGGGCCGTTCCCAGAGTGTGGAGCGCCGGGATCCCGTGGGACATGACGTAGCCGATGAACTCCGAGAACACCGGGATGAGCCCGTCGCCGATGCGGATCAGCAGCGCATCGAAACCGGCCTTCAAGTCCTTGAGCTGCTGGCCCAGGTTTTTCTGCACCAGTGCGAAGCCGCGCACGTTGCCCTGCGCATCGGCTGACGCCTTGTTGACCGCGATGATGCCGTTGGCGGTGGCCTGGAAGTTTTCGCCCGTCGTCGCCAGCGCCGCGTTCGCGCCGGGCGCGGTACCCATCAGCTGCTTGAGGATGCTCGCGAACTCGGGCGTGCCCTCCTTCGCGGACTTCGAGGCGATCTGCGACACGTACTCCATGCCGTCCGTCAACCCGTTCGGCCCGGCCAGCTTCTCCTTCAGGACGTCACTGGACAGCCCGTACTTCGTGAACGCGCCCTGCATGACCGCCGTCGGAGTCAGCAGCGAACGCAGCGCCTGGGCCAGGTTCTGGGAGGCCCGGGCGGCAGGGAAGCCGTGGTTGGTCATCTCCGCCAGCGCAGCCGCCACGTCCGCGAAGGAGATCCCCGCCGCCGACGCCGCAGGCACGATGCTCGCGAACGCCCCCGAGAAGTCCTGCAGGTTCGTCTTGCCGCCCGCAACAGCCGCGATCATCTCCGACGTCACGGTCGCGGCGTCCTGCGCGGGCTTGTGGTAGTCGACGAGGACGTCCGTCAGCGCCTGCGCAACGGTCGTGGTGTCCGCGCCCTCCGCCGCCGCGCCCTGCGCAGCCGCTTTGAGGACCGTCAGGCCGTCCGCGGCGTGGAAACCGGCGGCCTCGACGTAGTACATGGCCTGCGACAGGTCGTCCGCAGACACGCCGACCTGCCCGGCCATGCTCAGCATCCCCGAGCGGACCACCCCCAGGTTCGAGGAGATCTCCCCGGCGGAGGTGACCAGCCGCGTCGTGCTCGACTGGAACGTCGTCGCGGCCTTGACCGACTCGTAGCCGATCGCCGCGATCGACAGCGGCACCGCAGCCTTGAGCAGGCCCGACATCTCACCCAGGCCCAGGAACTTGGACCCGAGCCCTTCGGTCGCCTCACCCGCCTCCGCGGACGAAGCCTCGACGGACTCGCCCATCTCCACCGCAGCGGCCTTGATCTCACCGGCGGCCTCGGCGATCGCAGCAGCGGCCTCGCGCATCGACGCGACGATGTCCTCGCCCATGGCGCCCATGGACAGGCCTGCAGCCTTGGCTTCCTCACCCATCGCGGACAGGCCCTCGGACGCCTCGACGGAGGCAGCCTTGACGGCCTCCGCCATCGACGCCGACGCCTCGGCCATCGCAGCGAAACCCGTGTCGATCGCCTCAGCGGCATCATCGGCGGCAGCGGAGACAGAGGCCGTGGACTTGGCCATCGACCGCATGGAGGTGCTTGCGGACTTCGCCGCAGTCTTGATGGCCGTGAAGCTTTCGACGCCCGCGTCGAGGGACGCGAAGACCTCGTCGACGGCATCGCCCATCGCCGCAGCGGCCTCGGTGAGGTCCTCGAACGCTGCGACGGTGCTGGCGATGGCCTTGATGGCGTCGGCCGCCGTGCCGCCCAGCTCGATCATGATCGGGGGGATCAGGGAATCGCCCACCGCGCACCCCCGCCCGGTCGGTTCAAGCAGGAGGCGGGCGGGTCAGGCTGAGATGGCCTCGGCCCAGAAGCGGGCGAACGTGTCCCTCAGGTCACCGGAGGCCACGGTGTCCATGGCGGCCGGTTTGAGGTACGGGCGCGGCGGCAGGTGCGAGCGGTGGCCGCGCCCCGCCCAGCCGCCCAGCTCCTGGATGCGGGAGTAGACCAGGCCGCTGGACAGGGTGCACACCCAGCCGCCGATGCCGTCGGGGGTGGGCATGGTGTGCGTCCAGGAGTTCTGCAGCGTGCCGTCGATCTTCGCGGGCGGCTGGCCGCGCGGCGACGGCGTCCTGGTGCCGCGCGTGTGCGAGTAGCGCTCCAAGCTGGAGCGGGCACGCTTCTCGACCAGGTCCCGGGATGCTTCGGCGGCCTGCGCGGTCGCCGTGTCCAGGCGCGCAGCCATCGCCCGCAGCGCGGCGACCGCGTCGCTGATCCCGCTGACCGCAACGGTGAGGGGCATCGCACACCCCCTACTTCCGCGACTTCTTCTCGGTCTTCTTGCGCTCCCTCTCCTCGGCCTCCGCGATCAGGCCGAGGAAGTCCATGCTGTAGCGGCGCACATAGTAGGGAGTGGCCTCCAACTGCTGCCACGACCAGCGCATGCGCTTCATGAGCACGAAGTCGCGCCACTCCGCGGGCGCAGGTTCGGAGTGGCCCCAGGTCCCGCCGAGGATGCTCTCCACCGGGAGCAGCACGTCCTCGAAATAGGGATCACCGGGGCCTACGTGGGGTTTGCCCCGCCGGCCTTGAACTCCTCCGCCAAGCGGTTCGTGATCGCGAGCGGCAGCTGTGCGACGGTCTCCAGTGACGGCTTGCCGAGGGGGGCCTGCTCGCGGGATTCCAGGCGCGCCATGAGTGCTTCGAGGTCGCTGTCGTCGTCGAGGTCGATGTCGGCGAGGTCTTCGGTGGCGGGGTAGATGTTGCGCCACGCGACGATGACTTCGACCAGCACTTCGGTCATGGCGGCGCGCTGTACCGCGCGGTCGGGGGATTCGCTGGCGGCGACGACGGCTTCGATCTTCTCGGGGGGCAGGAGCTTGGGGTTGCGGATCAGGATGGATCCGCCTGCGGAGAGGTGGGAGAAGTCGACGAGCTTGAAGCGCTCGGTGTAGCCGGTGCCCCGGGGTGTTTCGGGGGTCTTCTTGGCGGTCATGGGGGTCTCCTGGTCGGGGCGTTGCGGGCGTGGGTGTTGGGCCCCGGTTGCGGCGACGCCCGACGCGCGCAACCGGGGAGTTGGAGGGGCTGCCACCGGGGCAGCCCTTGATCGTCAGTAGGCGGCGGTCGTGAAGTTCTTCAAGATCGCCTGGACGCTGCCGCCGTCGGTGGTGTTGTAGATCCCGTTGATCGCGAAGTCGGCCTTCGCGTACGTCCCGGAGATGTCGGGCTTGCCCTTGGACCAGCCGGGCTGGCTCGTCGTCAGTGTCAGCGAACCGCCCGCCGCGTCGACGCCTGCGCCGACGGGCTGCGCCATGGTCATCGTCGTCGGGTTGTTCTGCAGCGCGCTCAAGTACAGGTTGTAGTCGGTGTCGTTCTCGTAGATCGCGGAGTAGGTGACGTCCGCGTCCAGGACGCCCGAGAAGACCTCGCGCGGCTGCTGGGAGCCATTCGAGGCGTGGATCGCCTCCGTGGGCCGCTTCAGGTCCATGGTGTAGGTCAGGCCGCGCGTCGAGGTCGCCCCCGCGTTGGTCATCGCGAACTGCCAGCCCAGCAGCGGTGCGGGCTCGCTGAATGTCGCGGTGATGCCGGTCTGCACGGCCGGGATCCAGCCGGTGAACTTGGCGTCGATCGTGCAGATCGCCTTCGGATCGACCTTGATCGACACGTCGGAGAGCATGCAGCCCGGGTAGCCCCAGTCCTCGAAGGAGTTGAACTCGGTGAGGCTGTACGTGGGCTTCAGGGTGGATGCGGACTGCTTGAACGTGTGCGTCGTCTGTGTCGCCACTGCCACGGAGGAGTTGTGGGCGTACGTCAGCCCGGCGGCCGGGGCGGTGATCGGGATGGTGTAGGGCCCGGAGCCGGTCGGGACGCCGGTGGTGGCGTACTCGACCTTCAACCCGGTGTCGATCATGATGGTGGAGCCGGTCGGGATCGTGACCGCCGTCGAGATCGACGTCGCGCCCGCGATCGTCGAGGACGACAGGGTGGTGGAGACCCCGGCCGTGACCGTGTCCGGACCGATGATCCGCAGCGCGTACCCGATCGAATCCGGATAGGCAGGGAACTCCAGGTCGACAGTGCTGCTGCCCGGACCCTGGTACAGGCCCTGCAGGTTCGAGTCGTTGCCCCGGTAGCTGAGGTCCTGGAGCTGGTCGAACACCGGCTCGAAGTCGATCTTCGTGCAGGGCAGGAAGTACGAGGGCGTCACCCACGTCCCCTGCGTAACTTCCTTCGCCAGGCCCACATAACCGGACCGCCCGAGCAGAGTCATCGCGGCCCACCTCCCTCGGGGGTGTCCGCAGCGGCAGGCCGCTTGCTCTTGATGGCGGTCTTCACGACCTCGGAATCAGGTGCCGATGCCTCGTCCCCGACCGGCGTCCAGCCAGCCAGGAGCACCGGATAGTCGGCCGTCTCACCGGGCAGCACCGCGTACGGCGCATCCCCGGCCCAGGTCCACGGATAGGCGGTGGTATTGCGCTGCAGCACGGCATCTCCCGGGGCAGTCACGGCATGGAAAAAACCCCCGGCGGGACCCGCAGGGGGCTGAAGAGAAAGGCAGGCGGGAGCAGTTAGGAGAGGTAGTCCCGGTCGTCGGCCGTGTAGGTGACCGTCGCCCGGAACTGGCCCTGACCGATGGCCTGCTCGGGATCACCGAAGTCGACGCCGATCACGCACGGGTCCTCGGCGACGGACATGAACCGTGCGCCGTGGGTCTTGTTGATCGGCACCACCAGAGGCCCGTTGACGCGCTGCAGCACCAGCTCGACGGCGTTGTCCATGGCCTGCTGCACGTCCTCGGCCGACCCGGACTGCGACGACAGCGGCCAGATGATCCGCAGGACGAACGGATAGTGGATGATCTTCCGGCTGAAGCCGAACCGCTCCACCGAGATCGCCCGCCGCGTCACATACAGCTGAATCTGACGCGTCGCCGCAGTGCGCGGCCAGTACGCCTGCACCACATCGAACGGACCACCCTGCGACGACAACAGCGCAGGCAAACCGTCGGCCGGGCTGTACGACGTCAACCAGTTGGTCTCACGGACAACCGCATCAGCAGTACCCACCGCCACCCCCTACCTCACGTGGTGATGAATCCGCCGGATCCGGCGAGACCGAGGCGAGGAGTTGCCGACCCGCGAACCCACGCGGCGCTTCGGCCGGTAGCCCATCTCGGACCGGTTCTGCCGCTGGGCAGCGGTGAGCGGTGAGCGCTGGCCGGCCCGCAGCACACGGTGACGCGACTTCCGGGCGGTCTTCCGCGCGGCCTTGCGGGCGGCGGTCTTCGCAGCCCTGGCCTTCGCGCGCGCGGCCTTCGCCGCGGCGAGCCGCGCCAGCCGTGCCTTCTTGCGCTCCGCATAGCGGGCCTTGAGCTTCGCAGCGATCTTCGCGCGAGTTGCTGCGGACTCCCTGTGCCCGTGGTGCTTGTGGTGCTTGCCCTTCAAGGCCTTCGAAATCTTGGCCTTCGTCGCCGCCGACATCGCCTTGCGCTTCGCCGCCACGGTCAGCCCCTCGCGTACGAGCCGACAATCTGCGTGGCCCGCGACCACAGGTCATCCGGATCATGCGACTGCACCGCCGGATCGAGCTCAGCGACCGCCAGGCTCGCCGTCGCGAACTTGCACGCCCGCACCAGCGACGACGGGACCGTCGAGTAGCCGCCCGAGTACGTGGACACGATCGTCGTCCCCGGCGGCACGAACGTCCCCAGCTGGAAACGCACATGCCCGGTGTCCGGCTCGTACTGCAACTGCGTCACATCCACGTCCTGGACGCCCGAGAACGAACGCAGCAACTGCACGCTCGTCAACGACCCGGCCCAGTACTCGGGGGTGCGCGGCGGGAACTCCCGCAACCAGAAGTGCCGCACCAGCAGCGTCGAACCCAGCGACTGCGCCCGCGAGAACCCCAACTGCGACGTCGGATCCAACGGCACATACGCGTCGAGGGCATCCTCGATGTCCAAGGCGTCCGCGCGCTGCGTCTCAACCATGTCGGTGAACGGCGCCAGCCTGCGGTCGGCGTAGTCCTCCAGCATGCGGGTCGCTTCCATCAGCAGGTCCATCAGCGCATCGGTGGAGTAGTCCCGCACCAGGTCCGCCAAGGGCCCTTCCGAGAACTGGGCGGGCGTGGCCAGCGGCGCTACGGTGTCGGCCACGACCGCCCCCTACTCTGCGACGGGCGTCTTGCGCGGACGTCCGACGCGCCTGGCCGGCGCCGGAGTGTCGGACTGCTCGCCGTTGTCGCTGTTGTCGTCATCGGCCGGGTCTGGCTCGGGCTCCGGAGCGACCTCGGGCGGTGCGATCTCGGAGAAGCCCGCGTCGCGGATACCGAGGAGCTGCAGACCGAGATCGTAGGGGACCTCGACCGCATCCTCGGCGGTCGTCCAGCTATAGCCGCCCGGCGCCGACCCGGGCGCACGGCTCTTGCGCAGCCACATGGACTGTCGCCTCCTTCAAGGAGTTGCAGGGGATGAGCTGGCCCCGGCCGAGGACTGGTCGGCCGGGGCCTGGCGCGGGATCAGACAGCACTGACCAGGCGCGAGTACCGCCCGGCATATTTCGGCGCGCGCAACGCAGCCACGGTGTCGGTGACCACGGCGAACGGGAGGACGTCCGGGCTGGTCGTGGTCGGTGCCAGCGGGATGACCTGCATGTCGCGGGTGTACGGGCGCAGGAAGAAGTTGGGGTCCTTCGGCACGAGGTAGATGTCCTCGTGGCCCGCGCCGCGCGCCTTCGCCCCACTGTTGCCGCCCTGGTACAGGGTCGGGCCGGTGTTGCCGGAGCTGTTGGTCTGCAGGTTGGTGCCGGTGTCGATGATGCTGGTCACGGCAGTGCCGGTGGTGTCGAACGCGTCGACGACGCCGACGAGGGACTCGGTGCCGGTGGTGGTGGACCGGTAGACCTTGTACAGGATCGGGGAGGCGCCGTCCGGCATGTTGGTCGGGGTGGAGAAGCTCAACGTCACCGTGGACGTGGAGCCAGTGGTGGTCTGGGAGACCTCGGTGGAGCACTGGATCTCGCCGAAGCGGGCGATCACCGCACTGACCTGGTAGTAGTACGTGGTCGCCGCGAGGGTGCCGCCGGTGGTGGCGGTCGCGGTGGAGACCGCGCCCATCTGGTTGGAGCGGGGCGCGAGGAACGAGGACTCGACCAGCGGGACGCCGCGGTAGGTCGGGACGATCAGACCGGCGGCGACCTCGATCTCGCCCATGAACCGCTGCTGCGTGCTGAGCAGCTGCGAGATGGATCCGAGGATCGCGGGCGACATGATGAACATGTAGCTGCCGCCGTTGACGGGCAGACCCGCGTTGCTGGAGACCTGTGCCATCAGCGAGTCGAGGATCTTGGTGCTGAAGGTCGCGCCCGCGCCGTCGGTCGCGTTGGTGTAGGCGTTGGAGCCGGTCCCGTTGGTGAAGTTCGAGACCAGGTAGTCCAGGCCGGAGCAGATCGGGTACAGGCCGTTGGCGGTCGCCGGGTCGTTGCCCCAGATGAAGGAGTTCTCGACGGACCACAGCATCGACTGGACGGTGCCGTCGATTTCCAGCTGCCGCAGGTCACCAACGAGGTCGCGGGTGACGGTCTGCGCGAAGCCCGTCACAGCGCCGACGGCCTGGAACAGCTTGATGTTGAAGACGGCCTGCTCGTAGGTCGAGTTGCCGAGCGGGCGGGCGCCGCCGTCGACGACGCCACCGGCGTCCGGGCGCTGGGTGCGCCGGTTGAAGAAGTACTGCGTGGAGCCCCACTGGCGGGCCGGGATCGCCGCGAGGAGCGGCGCGAACCGGCGCTGGTACTCAAGGAGCAGCGGGTCGATCTGCTTTTGCACGAGGCCCGGGACGGAAGTTGCAGCCGTCAGGGCTTCCTCAAGTTCGGTCGGCATGAGTGCCTCGTCTTTCGTGGGCATGCGAAAGCCCCGCCGGGGTGTCCGGGCGGGGCTTCGGAAGTGATGGAGAGCCGGAAGCGATATGCTTCTGACATGAGTTCTGATGCGTGCCTGAACGGCTGCTACCGCGCCTTATACGCCCGAGGTCTCTGCAATCCCTGTTATCAGCGCTGGCGTCGCAGGTATGCGGGTGAGGCCCTCAGTGGGCTGCCCGAAGAGCAGCGGTTCTGGGCGAAGGTAGAGAAGACGGACGACTGCTGGATCTGGGGCGGGGGCGTCAACGCGCACGGCTATGGCGGATTCGGAAGACCATCGAAGGTCGCGCACCGTGTTGCCTACGAGTTGGCCGTCGGGCTGATTCCTGAAGGTCTCGAACTCGACCACCTGTGCCACGGCAGAGACCGGTCGTGCCCTGGCGGCGACTTGTGCCCACATCGCAGATGTGTCCGACCAGACCACCTGGAGCCGGTGACCACGAAGATCAATGCTCACCGGTCTGGCAGTGTGTCTGGGCTGAACGCCGCCAAGGACGTCTGCATCCGCGACCACGAATTCGACGAGGTCAACACCTACGTCAACAAGGCAGGGCATCGTGTTTGTCGCGCATGCGCACGCGAGAAGACCCGCAAGCGCCGGGCTGCACGAGCTGCGGCGGACTGACTGTCAGACGCCGATCTTCCCGAAGTCGCCGAGAAGGTGGTCGGCGCGGTCGTCCCACATCTCGGCGCCGGTCTTGGGCTTGGCGTCGGGGCTGTCGGTCTCGGTGGTGCGGTGCCCGGCGCGCGGCGGCAGACCGTAGGCCTTGAGGAGCTGCGGAATGGCGTCCTTCATCGCCGCATTGATGGCCTCGTCGACCTGCGCCTTGGTGTAGGTCTCCTCGGTCGGGGCCGGTGCGGTGACCGGAGCCGCGGCCTCCTGCGCCACGACAGCGGGGGCGACCGGCGCGACAGGGGTGGCCGGCGCTGCGACCGGTGCAGCCTCGGCGACCGGTGCGGCCGGTGCGACGTGCTGCAGGAGCTGCGCGAACTGCTCCTGAGTGAGGCCGACCATCAGCGGCGCGACGGACTGGGCGGTGGTGGGTGCCGGGGTGGCGGGAGCCGCCGTCTCGGCGGCCGGGGTGACGACGTCGGTCACGGCGGACTCCTTCACTGTGGGGACGGGTTCGACAACCGGGTCCGGCGTCGAAAGCTGGGGGGCGACTGCGGGTGCGGTCTCGTCCGCGGACGCCTGCGTCGAGTTGCAGGTGCCGCAGTCGTTGCACGGGCACGGGCAGCCGGGGCCGCCTGCCATCTGGTGCGGGACGGAGCAGCCGCAGCCGCACGGGCAGCCGGAGCCGGGCTGGGGTTCGTCAGCCATGTCGGGGTCCTCCTCGTCTTCGGGTTCGTCGGCGTCGCCGAGGCCCCGGTCGATGTCTTCGGCCGGTGCGCCTTCGACGTCGATGTCGTCGTCGAGGTCCGGGTCCAGGGCGGTTAGTGCGTCGCAGGCGCCGGCCATGGCGGCGGCGCCGACCGCCTGGAGGTCGTGGGCGTCGATGAGGCGCGAGGTGACGCTGACGGTCGTCGGCCCGTTCGTCAGCGAGATGTAGATGTCGCCGCCGGACTGGTCCATGGCCCAGCATTCGGCGAGGGATTCGGAGACTGGAGCGACGGTTTCGATGAGCCAGTTCTCGGCAGACACCATCACGCCGAAGCCCTGGAGGGCCTTTCGAATCTTGGCCTTGATGTTCTTGAGCTGCTTCGACGTGTACAGGCGCGCATTGTCGGCCTGGTGGATGTAGCTCCACGCCGCCTTGGCCTTGATCTTCGTCGAGAGGTCGTACCGCTTCTGCTTGTCCTTCTGGTAGCCCGGGTCGGCGAACGGCCCGCTGGACTGCGGTGCGGCCTCGGGGACCGGCGTGGCCGCCTCTTCGGTGATGACGGTGGCCACGGGGACCTCCCAGGTTTCGGCGATAGGGGTACGCCCGGCGGTGGCCGGCGCGGATTCGGTCGGCGGCGATCCGCCGGGGGAGTCGATGAGCGCCTGGACGACTCCGGGCGTTGCCGTCATGTCGACGGCGTCGACTTCCAAGTCGTCGGCGGTGGTGGCCATCTGGCCGTTGACTTCGACGCTCTTGGTCTCGCCGAGGAAGTAGCCGTGGATGCTGACGCTCTTGAGGCCGGGCGGCCCGCCGTCGGCTGGCTGCACGAGCGCCGCGATGTCCCGGGCTGGCGCGGTGTCGTACCAGCGGGCTTCGAAGCGGGCGGAGCCATCGGGTGCTTGCTGGACTCTGACGACCCGACCCACGATGAGCTGGGAATTATCACCGGCGCTGTGATGTGTACGCATCACAATCGGTAGGGCGTCGGGATCTGCGATGCGCTCCTGCATCCGAGCGACGGCCTTACCGATCAGCTCCTTGGTGTACAGACACCGGTTGAGGCTGACGCCTGGGTACAGGAATGTGCCGGTGAATGGCTTGAGCGCAGCGGCGGCCATCAGCTACCTCCTCGGCGGGTCCGGGCGGCGCGCGCCGTGGCTGCAGGGGGAGGTGCGGGCTTCTTGCGGGCCCGGTCGGCGGCGAACAGCCGCAGGATCGCCTCGCGGACACGCGAATCCTCGTCGATGGCGGTGATCAGCCAGTCGCGGAACTCGACCTCAGCGGTGGCTTCGTCGTGGTGCCGTCCCGGCGCCCTGGCCGGTCGCATGTACACGGTCACCTGCCGTACAGGCTGAGCGTCACACCAGTGAACGCGGGGGTGGTGCCGCCGAGCGTCCACGTGACCTGGCACAGCATCGGCAGGACCAGGTTCGAGGTGTGCAGGCCGCAGGACCCGGACTGATGGCCAGCTGCCGTGAGCGCGGTCAGTGCCAGGGCGGCAGGGTAGACGTTGGCGTCCTGGTCGAGGAGGTCGACCTGGACGGTGAGTGTCGGGGTCGTGCCGCTGGGGGCGTTCGCGACGAAGGCGGCGAGCCACAGGTCGGTGACGTCGTGGATGTCCAGAACCACGGAGGAGGTGCTGGACGCCCCAATGAGGGAGGCGCCGTCCAGGGACCAGACCTTGCGGCCGTACGGATAGATCGCCACAGCTACTCCTCGCCTTCGTCGGGGATCGCGGTTGACGGCGGGGGAGCGCCGGGGACATCGGCATCCGCCGGCGAAAGCACACAGCGACAGTTCGGGTGAAGCGGCGGCACGGGCGCGTCGGCGATGGCGTACGGGCTGCCGCTCTCGGCGTCCTGGCAGGCCGCGCAGACGTTGTTGCCGCCGGCGGTCCAGTAGTTGAGCATGGTGACGCCGCCGTCAGTGAATGTGCCGACCGCGCCGCTGCTCCATGCCTGGCCCATGGCCATGTCGAGGGGGGCGGTGACCGGGGTGGCGCCGTCGCCGGTGAGTGCGGCGCGGACGGCGGCGAGGAGCGCTGCGAGGGTCAGCTTCGCGGCGAAGCCCTTGGCGAGGAGTCGCGCGAGTGTCGAAGCCGCGCCGGACATGATTTTCGCTGCGACGGGTGGTGCCTGCCCCCAGGTCGTGAGGTCGCTGATGTCGTCGCGGGCTGAGTCGTAGGCGGCGGCCATGTCGTGCTTGCTGCCGCTGATGGCACGCCCTGCCGCTGCACCTTCAGCCTGGGCATCACCCAGCGCAGTGGTGATGCTGTCGAGGAACTTCTGGTAGGCGGGGTCGGCCATGTTGGCGCCAATGAATGCTTGGCGTGCGATGGCGAGGGCCTGCATCCTGATGGCCTGCGGCGACTGGTCGGGCAGATTGGGTGCTTGGGCGTGGAAGCTTCCGACGAGTTCGTCGAGGGAGATGAGTTGCAGGCACTTGGCCCAGGCGGCGAGGACTGCGGCCTGGTGCTGCTTCTCGCGCTTCTCGCGGCGCTGGTAGATCAGCGCCCAGGTCCCTTCAAGCTGCCCGATCTTGATGGTGGCTTCGAGGACGGCCGGGGCATCGGGATGCCCGCACGCCCATTCGACTGCGGCGATCGAGGCTGCGCGGACCTCGTCGGTCATCGGGGCGTCGCGGACGCTGGCCCAGCCCGTGGCGAATGCGGTCCGGGCGTCCTCGCGCAGACTGCTGGCGGTCTCACTGGCGAGGGTGTAGCCGGTGCGGTCGCCTGCGTGGACGGCGTTGACCGTGGTGAACAGGACGGGCGTGCACGGGATGCGGTCGATGGGCGACTCGGCGTCCGGGTCGATGAATGCGATCGAGATGTGCGCGGTGTGGCCGTGCTCGCGCGGGACGTCTATGCCGTGCGCGGCGAGTACATCAAGGGTGTCGCGGCGCAGGTCCTCGATTCCGGGCCCGTCGACGAGGGCAACGATGACATCCAGTTCGCCGCCGGTGAACCGGGCATGGCCGGAGATGCTTGCCTGGATCGGTGGCCGGTCGGCGAGGCTCGCCGCGACCTTGCGCAGCGTGTCCCGGTCGACGCCGACCGCCGGGCCCGTGTAGGCAATCGTGCAATGCATGGACTCGGGCAAGATGCCGCCAGGGACGGCAAGCTGCTCGGCGAGGTCAAGCGGCGGATACAGGGCGATCATGCTGCCGTTCACCCATCGCCCCCCGCCGTGCGTTGAGCGAGACCTGCGGAGTTGAAGTCGCCATCTGCCCCGCAGGTGGCCCTAGCTGATCGCTGCCCAGATCGTCGCGGCGAGGTTGCCCGACGCCGAGCCCAGCGTCACCGACTGCGGCATCGCCGTCTGCGACGTACCCGAGGACAGGAACCGGCCCGTCGCCGTGGCCAGGCCGGCGTTGCCGATCGAGACGCCGCCGGGCTTGAGCGCCGACCCTGAGGCCAGGGTGATCGCGGTGCCGCCGTTGCACAGCACCCCAACGTAGTAGGCACCCGGGGCGGCGCTCACTACGGGGCTCGCCCAGGCAGCGGTGATCAGGCCAGCGCTGGCGAAGGCCGTGCTCTGGTCAGCCGAGATCGCGATCTGCGTGCCGGTCGAGTTGAACAGCGCCAGGTAGTTCTCGGACGCGGTCAGTGTGCCACCTGCCGTAGATACCTCGACGAGTCCGTTGGTGAGGGTCTGCTGCTGCGTCACGATGACCTTCGAGAGGTACACGACCCCCGCGGTGGTCAGGAACGTCGATGCCGCTGCGGCCGGGTCGAAGGACCAGGCGATCAGACCGGAGTCCGCGGCCGTCGGGTCCGGGTTCTTCAGCGAGGTGACATTGCCGGAGGTGTCCATGAACACGGCGACGCCGTACTGGGAGTAGACGACAGCACCACCGGACGGGGTCGCGGGGGCAGTGGTCTGATTGGTCAGGTTCGCGCCCCGGTTGACGGTCAGGTGGTCAACGGTGATGTCGGTGTTGACGCGTCCGGTGACGACGGGTTCCTGCTCGCCTGCCTGGGCCATGATGCTCCGCTCGTGGGATTTGCCGGGTGGCCGGTCGTGAAGGGCGCCGCCGTCCATCGGCGCGCGCGGATATCGAACCGTGCGTCACCGTTGCGTAACGTGCTGACGGTGGATCATGTGGCGCTGCGAAGCTGGCCGCCCACCGAACCCCAGGGGGACACCATGGGACTGTTCAAGAGCAGCAAGCCGACGCCGGTCGACGGGGCGCCGGTGCCGATCGCCGAGTACAAGGTCAGCTACCGGGGCGGCCTCGCCGCGCTACCGAAGGCGAAGGTCGGCGAGATTATCCTGCGGACCTGGGACGACCGCTTCGGCCTCAGCCCCACCATCGGCAGCAAGAAGTTCTGGCCGCCGCTCAGGATCCCCTACGCCGCGATCAGCGACGTGCAGATCGTCCGCCGGCAGGTCACCGGCGCCGAGGCACTCCTGTCGGCGGGCTCCCGCAACGGGACACGCGGCCTGGAACAGAACAACAACATCCACATCCACTACACCGACGACACCGGTGCCGCGATCGTGCTCCGCCTGGAGATGCTCACCGGCTTCAACATCACCACCCAGGCCAAGCGTGCCGCCGAGTTCAACGACCTGCTACAAGCCCGCGGCATCCGGGCGCGGTTCCAGCAGCCAGTTGCTCAGCCTGGTGTCGGCTCTGTCGCGGATGAGCTCGGAAAGCTGCAGCAGCTGGCCGCGTCGGGCGTACTGTCGCCCGAGGAGTTCGCTGCGGCGAAGGCCCGGCTGCTCGGCCTGTAGGGGCCCGGTCAGCCGATCTCCTTCTGGATCAGGGGAAGCACGTCCTGCGCCCTGGTGGGATGTCCGGTAGGCATGGTCACCTCCCTGCTCCTACGAGTTCGCGGGCAGGCGGGAGTTCGGCGAGGGCCTGGGTGCGGCGCGCCCGGTAGGTGCGCCGCCATTCCTCGTCGAGGCTCTCGCGGGGCCCCGTGCCTTGCGGCAGGTCGCCGGCCAGGCCGGGGCCGTCCTCGGGGCCGAGCGGCGACGCGTCGAACGGGACGGGCTGGACAACGGGCGGCTCAACGGGATCCGGCTTGCTGAGCGTCACCGGGGTGCCGGGTGTCGGGGCGTCGGGCTCCAGGGAGGTGCCCTTGAGCTTCATGGCAATGCCGGCCTTGGACATGGCGTCCATGTCGGACCACTTGACGAGGTTCTGGCGGTCGACCAGGACCGGGTCGTCGCCGCCGTCGACGGGGGGTTCGCCGATCTCGTCGCGGACGCGGTTCAGGGTGTAGGAGCCGTTGCGCAGGCGGGTGTCGCGGATGTTCTCAACGGTCGTCGAGTCGCGGTAGTCGATCTCGGGGAATTCGAGGTGCCAGTCCTCGATGCCGAAGCCCTGCTGCAGCAGATGAAAGTTGATCTTCTCCAGGACGAGGGACTGCACCGGGATGATGGTGTTGATTCGCAGCGTTTTGTCCTGAGACTCCCCAGTGCCGCCGCCCAGGTTGCCGGACTCGATGATCCCCAGCTTGCCCGGCGGGACACCAAACGTGGCGATGATCTCGTCGCGCAGTTGCTTGCTGGCGGCCAGGTAGTCGGTGACCTTGCGCGGGTCCAGGACCTCGACCTTGCCGTCGCCGGTCGTGATCGTGGGGTTGCCGACCGCCTTCGGCCCCAGATTGAAGACCATGTACTGCTCGCGCCACCGCTGCACCTCAGTGTCGGACAGGTGCCCGAGGTCGACGTGGATCCGCGGCGGGTCGCCCCGGCGGAAACACTCCTTGATCGTCGCTTCGGTGAACAGCCACGCCGTCACCGGCAGCAGTGCCTTCTGCGTCGGACCCACCCCGTAGGAGCCACCCCGCGGCGCGTCCAGCGAGATGTGGATGACCTGCTCCGGAGTGAACTCGGCCGTCCGCGTGCCGCCCAGGCCGTCCACAACCTGGATGTACCCGGTGACCTCGCCGTGCGCGTCCGCGACGACCGTCATCGTCGTCGAGTCCAGGGTGTACAGCGCGACCGGCTCGCCCAGCAGCGTCACGATCTCGATGTACGCGTCCCCGAACAAGTTCAGGTCGATCACAGCGGACCGCAGGAGCTGCACCATGTCCTGGCGCGGGTTCACATACCGCATCAGGCGGCGCAGCCGTGTCACCTCGGGCGTGTCCGGCGGCACTGTCCCGTCGTCCGACAGCGCATCCGACACCACCTGCAGGCCGCCCGCAGTGACCGTGCGTGCGATCAGATCGATCGGCGCGGCCACCCACGGGCACGTCAGGTACGCCTGGTACAGCTGCGTCATGACCTGCTGGCGTTCCTGGCTGTACGCTGCCGCGGTGCGCGACGTCGTCGGCATGAGCGCCGTGCCGTACTCGTAGCCGATACGCTGCGCGCCCGCCGCAGCCGAAGCCGACGGACCGGCCGGGGCGGCCTCGGCTACCGGGGTCCGGCGGAAGGCATCGCGGATACGTGCTCCTAGCCCCACGGTCCACCGCCCCCCGTCGCGACGGGGAAACCGCCGAAGCTCGTCGGCAGCTGCGCCGGAGGGAGAGGAACGGTGACCGCGGGTTGGGCCTGCGGGTCGACGTGGGTTGTCTCAGGCTCTTCGCCAGGGAAGTGCCAGCGGGACTCACCACCGATCGACATGATCAGGTAGCGGCAGTTGTGCACCAGGACGCCGTTGGCGAAGTACTCCTCGACGTCTTCGACGGAAAGGTTGTATACGTCAGCCCGTCCGGCGTCGGACAGTCCAAGAACATGCGCGGGAGCAATTTCGGGTCGAGGCGTAGCGATTGATGCGGAACGTCTCGCCGCAGCCCTCGCACGTGCGGTCCACGTCGTCGATTCCGCTCGCCTTTCGGGCATAGGCGCGGCACTTCCCAGAACAAAACCGCGTCGATTCGTTGCGGTCGGTAGTTTCGAACACCTCGCCGCAATGCGCGCACGCCAGCGTGCGCGGCTCGCGCCCGATCCAAGCTCGCCTTCCGTTCTCGGAGTGCCAGGCACGCCCCTCGTCGCTGCGGTGCCATTCTGCGGCCAGCTGCTGGTTAGCCGCCCATGCCGTGCGCTGAGCATCGCTCCGCGGCTGATCCCCGTGATGAGAGCGGTGGACCTCGTTGGGCACACAGACGAGATTGTCGATCGAGTTGTTGTCTGGATCGTGGTCCCGATGATGGGTATCGAAGCCCTCGGGTATCGGGCCGTGTGCAGCCTTCCAGATTTCCTGATGGAGGCGGCCGACGCCGCGCGCGCGATGACTCCCGCCTGGCGTGAAGTAGACCTGTTCAGTTCTGCGCTTGGCGTCCGGATAGCGGCGGAAAGTGATGCCGTTGAAGACGACAGATTCAACCCTTGGGCGCTTGCGTGGCATGTCTGAATTCTATCAAGGTATCTCAGGGAATCGAGCCGAACGAAGCCTTCCCCCTGCACGAAGACGGGATGATTCCCGGTTCCAATCAGCTCGCGTCCGTTGCTCATTGAGACCTTGAGTACGGGCTGCGCAATGCCAGTGCGAGCTGAGTCGCGCACCCGTCGCCACCCCTGTCGGGTCATCACTTCGTCGCCGACGCGGACGTCCTCGATGGGGACGTCGCCGCGGCTCGTGGAGATCAGCGTCCCGGCAACGAAGCAGGCGTCGTACCAATGGTCTGGGCCATCGGTGTCGACGTCCTCCGGCCGGTGCGGATCGCGCGGCAGCTCGCCCATGGTCTTCGTGAACTGCGGGCAGGCGCCGTCGAGGATATGCAGCAGCGGGCAGGTCGCCCAACCGAGTTCGCGGTGGTAGGCGCACGCTGGCGCTTCGGCGAGGTAGGTGTGCATGCGGGCCTTGCCGCCGAGCCGGTCGGTGTCGGCCTTCGTCAGGTGCAGGCCCTCGGTCGCCATCTGATCGGCCGGCGGGAGCGAGGACCCCGTCTTGCCCCACATGGCGGGGTCGGCCGCGATCGCCAGCACATGATGGCCGGCGTTGGCGTCGAGGATCTGCCGGGCCTGCTCGCGCTCCGGTGTCTGGACCATCGTCAGCTCGCGGTAGAACCACAGCCGCCCGTCGCCGTCCTTCGCCGCGGCCAGGTACACCGACGGCGCTGCCCAGCCGTAGTCCATGCCGCCGCGCCGCTGCCACGATGCGGGCAGCTCGCACGGCGGGACGACGATCCGGTCGCGCTTCCAGTCCGGGAACGCGGCGTCAGGCATCGCGGACCAGTCCCCGTCCTTGATGCGTGCACGCAGGTCCGGGTCAGCGATGCCTTCGAGGCTCTTCTCGTAGTCGCCGACGTACGGATTGTCGGACGCCTTCGCGGGGATGAAGATCCGGCGCCGCCCGGCCCTGTCGACGATCTCCTTGGTGCCGTAGTCGGTGGCGTCGACGTAGTCGTCCTTGACGACGCCGTGCCCGATGTGGCCGGGGTTGCTGGCGGAGCGTGCGCCGAGGCAGGGCACGCCTTCGACGCCGGAGCGGATGCGCGTGTAGAGGAAGTCCACGACTTCAGGCGGCATCGTGGTGCGCTCATCGATGACGAGCATGTTGATCTCCGCGCTACTGAGCGCGGCGGCCTCTTCCATGTTCTTCGCGTGCGCGAACGTCAGGATCGAGTTGCCGGGGAACCGCAGCTCGTACTTCGAGCCGTTCCAGATTCCGCCGACCGCCTTGGCGTAGTTGTATCGCGCCAGGTTCCGCAGCACCGACTGGTTCAGCTGCGGGAACGTCTTGCGGAACCAGAAGATCTGGATGCCGGGGAAGCGGACGCAGGTGCGGATGACCAGGGCCAGCAAGCTCTGGGACTTGCCGCCGCCGCCAGCCCCGCCGTAGAGCACGTCGAGGTCTTCGTCGGGCAGGGCAAGGAACCGCTCCTGCGGGCAAGTCCCGCACATCGGCGGCAAGTCGGCCTCGGGGGTCCCGGCCAGTCGGGCGAGGACCCGCGGCTTGCAGACCGGTTCGAAGCCCAGCACCGTCAGCGTGTCGGGCTTCTCGAACTCCCGGGCCGCGTACTCGGCCCAGTCCATGGTGGCGGTCATTGCCGCCCCCTCGGCTCAGCTGATCAGAGCCCGCAGGTGACGCGGCACGATGTCGGGGACTCGGGCGAGCTGCTCCGGCGTCAGGTTCAGGTCGTTGAGAATTCCCCTGATTGCCTGAGCAACCTGCTCGCCCTGGCTCTCCGCCAACTTGACGCGGCGCTCCTCGATGCCCGCCTTGATGGCCTCGGCACAGACGCGCACCAGGTGGGTGCGCTCCTGCTGATAGAGGCGCAGCCAGATACTGGCGACGGCCTCATGGGTCTCACCCCAGTCCTCGCCGCCCTCCTTACGCCTCGTGCGACCCCAGATGAGCGGGTTCTCACCGTCGCCGTCGGGCGCTTCCGCCTCGATTTCCTGGACGCGACCGCGAAGCCACGCGACATGCCCGGCCGTCCACTGGACTTCGTCGAGGAGCGCCTCGACGGCGGTCGTCTCGATCTTCAGGCCGTAGGTGGCCACGAGTTTCCTCGCTCTCTCCTCGGCGACCCGAGTCTTCGCGACCTTGAGGGCCTGCGGCGTCTTGCCGCCGTGGAACCCGCAGACCCGCTGCCCAGGAAGCGCCGGGCACGGACACCGGCCCCCGGGGTCCTTCGGATGGTTCTTCGACAGGTGCGCGGTGCAGCGTTTCTCGTCCGGGATGGGGCGGTGCCGCGAGCAGAACTCCTCGCCGGGTAGTGCGGGCTGCCGGCAGGGCTGGCCGACCAGATCCGGGCGCCGCTTGTACTTGTCGCTGTACGTCCCGGCGCAAGGATGGTCGCCCGGCCGCGGCCGGCGCCTCGTCATCAGCTGCTCCCTACCGGGGCGGCGGTCCAGTGCGCTGGCAGTTCCTGCACGGGCAGCACTGTCGGCACCGCGGGTTCGGGTGTGCACCCGCAGTCGGGGAGTGTCGCCGAGTTGGGTCCGGCGCAGTCTGCGGCGTGGACGAGCGCGGCGGCGTCCATGGCGATGGCGTGGCCGCCGCAGGCGTACACGGCGTGCGTGTAGTCGCTGGTGTCGGGCATGGGGCCTTCGACGGGCGGCGGCTTCTGCACGTCGCGGAGCAGGTACCGCTCGGCCCGGCGGCCGGTCTCCGCGGCCTGCTCGGTGTCGAGTTCGGCCGCGGTGAGGCGGCGTCGCCACTGCACGAGCGGCACCGTGGTGCAGCCGGTGCCGTGGCAGCCCGGGCGCGGCGCGGGCGGCTTCGCGGTCCGGACCGGGGCAGGTGGCGGGGTGGGCTTGGCGAGGTCCATGGCCGCTCCTTTCAGCTGAAGCCGAGCCACTGGCTGTTGAACGGCGACGGTGTGGCCATGCTGGACAGGGTGATGCTGCTCGGCAGGGAGGTGGCGGTTCCGGTGATGACGCCGTAGCGCAGGTTCGCGCCAGTCTGACCGGCGTTGGCGGTGGTGCCCGCGCCGGACGCCTTGAAATTGAGGGCGGCACCGGTCATGACCCCGTTGTAGAGGAAGCCCACGTAGTACTTGCCTGCCGCGAGGTTCGTCTGCTGGGTCGTCCAGGGGACGGTGTTGACCTTCTGGTCGGCCGTGGTGGACCAGATGGTGGTCTGGTCGGCGGTCTGCGTCAGCAGGGTGCCGCTGCTGTTGTAGAGGCCGATCAGGTTCTCGCCGCTGGTCAGGCCGCTCGTCTGGGCCCCGGACAGGCCGTAGACGATGTTCGTCAGCGTGGCGGACTGCCGCAGGATCATCGCGGTCAGGAACAGGTAGCCGTTGGTCGTCGACGTCGGTACCCACGTGGTCCCGGCACTGGACGGGTCGTAGTTCCAGGCGATGAGGCCCTGATCGGAGGGCATCCACTCGTAGGCCGGGTGCACGTGCCCGGCATCGGCCGCCTTACCCGTTGAGCCTGCGGCCTGCACGCCGAGGAAGTTGATGTCCGTGGCGGTGCCATCGAACTGCATGCCGCCGACCGCCGAGGTCGTCGCTGCGGGCAGGTCACCGGCCGCGATGGTGCCCCAGGCGGGCGCGGCCGAGGCGGACCCGTTGCCGGTCTGCTGCAGGTACTGCTTGGTCGCCGACGTGGATCCCGGGAGGCGGGTGTTGGTGCCCGTCCCGTTGGCGTAGGCGATGTCGCCGAGCGTGGTGGTCGGCGCGAGAGCGTTGTAGGCGGCGCTCGTGCTGGCCTGCCCGGTGCCGCCCTGCGCGACGGGCAGCGCGGAGGCGAGGTGGGTGGAGACGACGGTCGGGGATGTCGCGGTGCCGCCGATGTCGCCCGCGAGCTGGATGGTCCCCTCGGCACCGCTGGTGGCGGCGGCGGGGAGTTGCTGGACGAGCGCGAAGTCGGTCCCGGAGACGCCATTGGCACCGCCGGTGATCTTCTGCCCGCCGTTGGACCAGGCCGCTGCTGCGGGGTGTTGGGTGGCGATGACGTCGAGCGTCGCGGTCCGGACGGTCGGCGCTCCGCTGGTGCCGCCGACCACGATGGACGTGTCGGCCGCGGTCACGCCCAGCACCAGGCCAGTGGTGGGGTGGACGTGCTTCGCGTCGGCCGCGAGGCCGGACGACCCAGCGGCCTGCGCACCCAGGGCCTGGATGTCGCTCGCGGTTCCGTCGAGCTGCACGACCCCGGCGACCGATGTTGACGCGGTGGGGAGCGTCGGCGTGCCGTGGGTGTGGTCGGAATGCGGGACGGTGGAGGCACTCCCCGTCGCGGAGGACGCACCGAAGCTCGTCTGCGCGGTGGGCGCGCCCCAGCCCTCGCGCGCGTGGACGTGATCGGACGCCGCGAACGTACTGGCCACGCCAGTGGTCTGGGTACTAGTCACCGCCGAGGCCGCGGGTGCGCCAGCCGCTGCGAGCGGGTGGACGTGGTCCGCGCGGGCCGGCAGTGTCGCCGAGCCGAGCGCGGCCGCCTGGCCGACGCCCTCGGTAGTGGCCGGTGCGCTGCCGGCCAGTGACAGGGTGCCGTGGCTGTGGTCCTCGCGGGCGTAGGTGAGGTCGGTACCCACGACCGACATCTGGCCATAGCTGCTCTCGGCAACGACGGTGGTCGCGGCTGCGGCCGTGGCACCGGAGGCCAATCCGAGGTTGGCGCGGGCGGTGCTCTCGGACGGCAGGTCCGAGAGGTTGTTGGCCAGAGCCGGGTATGCGGCGTTGGCGCGGGACACCTCGGCGGCGATCTCGCTGGTGGTGTAGGCCTCGGCGTTGCTCTGTGCGGTCGCGGCGGTGCCTGCTGCATCGAAGGCGCTGCTGGCCTGAGTGGCTGCGCTGCCGAGCCCCAGGTTGGTGCGGGCTGCGCTCGCTGAGTCGATATCGGAGAGGTTGTTCGCCGCGAGCAGGTCACCGCTGCCGCCGCCCGACGGTGTCTGCCAGTCCGCCGTGTTCGGCCCGGTCGCGGTCGGGACCTGGCCCGTGGTCGGGGTACCCGAGATCGTGACGCCGACGGGGGTCAGGGGCTGCGTCGGAGTAATCGCGGACAGATCGACCGTCGGCGCGAGGCTGCCGGGCAGCGAAATCGAGTAGGTGCGCGGTTGCGCGCCGGCCAGCTTCTCCAGGACCCGGTAGGTGAACGGCTCCGGGTACAGGTGCGTGTCGTCCGTCGCCGGGAGCTCGATCGAGAAGTGCCCGTTGGTGTCGAGGGTCGCGACGGTCGCCGACGGATAGAGGATGACCGAGCCGGTGGCATCGGCGATCACGTAGTCGAGGCTGAACGTCACCGTGCCCGCGCAGGGCGTGCCGACAGCGGTGACGTACGTGCCGGTGAGCGTGACTCCCGTGAGGTTGCCGGGCAGCGGCATCATCGCCCCCCGTCAGCAGGTGATCGTCAGCAGATAGGCGGGAAGGACGGGGATCTCGGGGTTGTCCGTGACCTGCACCCATACCTGGTAGGAGCCGGGTGCGAGTTGCGTGGTGCCGCCCGGCCCGACCAGGCACTGCGCGAGGTAGCCGCCTGCGCCGGTGCTTTCGCTGCTGACCCACGACCCGGTCCACCACTGCGCCCCGAGCACTGATGTGCCGGGCTCCGTGAACGCGAATTGGACGACGTCAGCCGTGGGGTTGTACGGGGCCGTCGGCGTGACGACGGCCCGCACGTACTGCCTGGACGCCTGGGACTGGGAATGCGCCACTGGTCCCCCTATCCGCCTGCGTCGCGTGCACTCCAGCCGGCCGGGATCTCTGCTGCCCGCCAGGCGGGTTCGTCACCCCGGGCCGTCCAGGTCGAGCCGCAGTCGGCGGCCGACCAGTCGGCGTACTCCGGGTCGGAGGCGCTCCAGCTCGGCCCAGCGGCGGCGACGGCGAACACCGGGTAGAGCGGGGCTGCGACGTCGACGCTGCCGGGCGGTGCGGTGACACTCACGCGGGCGACGACACCGGCAACGATCTGCCCGACGACGACGGTTCCGCCGGGTGCACCGACGGTGATCGTGACGGCGACGCCGATGAGGTTGCGGCCGATGCGGACCGTACCGGCGACGGCTGTGACGGTGAGCGCGGGAACAGTGCCTTCGGCGGTGACGACGGACTCGCCGCGCGGCGCGGTGACCGCAACGACTACAGGCGCTCCGGTGGCAGAGACCGACGCCGTGCCAGGCGTAGCCCTAGCGGTGACGGTTGCCGTGCTGCCCGTGATGACTGCACCGGCGTGGATGCTGCCCGCGCGGGCCGTAACGGTGGTGGTGGCAGCGGCTCCGGCAATGAGAGCGCCGGCGTGGACCTGGCCGGGCGGCGCGACCACGGCGATCGTGGCCGGTGCGCCGGTGACGTTGACCGACATGCCAGCTTGGACAGTGCCGGGCGGCGCGCTGACCTGGGCCACTGGTGCGGCACCGGCAACCGTGCAACCCGCGTGGACTGTTCCAGCCGGGGCCGCGACCGAGACTTGGGCGACCACGCCCGGCACGGTGGCGCCGATACCGACGCTGCCCGGGACAGCCGTGACCGCAGCGAGGGCGGACGCGCCTGCCACGGTGCAGCCGGCGCGGATGGAGCCCGCGGGTGCGATGACGGCGACGGTGGCTGCTGCGCCGATGACTCCGGCGCCCGTGAGCACGTTGCCAGCCGGGGCGGTCACTGAGATGCGGGCCGCTGTACCGGTGACATCGGTCCCGGCCTGGAAGCTGCCAGTGGGTGCGGCGACTACGACATGGGCAGATGCGCCCGGCGCGGAGACCTCGACGGCCCCCGGGACTGCGGTGACGCTGATCTGGGTGGCCTGCCCGGCGGCGGTGACGCCTGCATGGCCGGCCGAGGCCGCAGTTGCGACGGTCGCCACTGTGCCGGTGACGGTTGCTCCGCCGTGGGCAGTACCTGCGGGCGAGGTGACCTCGACGAGAGCGGGGGCGCCCGCGATGACGGTCCCAGCGTGGACGGTACCTGCTGCGGCCGTGACCTTGACGGCGGCGCTGCTGCCGGGGACGCTGACGTGCACGGTCCCGGCGGGTGCGTGGACCGTGACTGTCCCGGTGGCACCGGTCGTGGCGACGACCGGAACACCGGGGCAGCCGGTGACTGCGAGACTGGGAACGGCTCCGGTAATCGTGCAGCCAGCGTGGACCGAGCCCGCGGGCGCGAGTACCTGGACCGCGGCAGCCGCCCCGGTGACCGCCGCCGCGAGGTGGACGCTACCGGCCGGGGCCAAAACCTTGGCGCTGCCCGCTGCTCCGCTGGTCGCGATCCCGACCGTGCCCGCTACGGCAGCGGTGGCGACGTGCCCGGCCTGACCGGCGATCACGGCACCGGCGTGAACGGCCCCAGCCGGGGCCGTCGTCTTCACGGTGGCCGTTGCGCCGGTGAGCACGCATCCGGCGTGGACCGTGCCAGCTAGGGCGGTCACCGTGACGTGCGCGGCGGCACCCGGGACCGTGACCTGAGCGGTACCGCCAGGCGCTGCTGTCTTGATGCTGGCCGCAGCACCCGGACTGCGCACGGCCGGCGTACCGGTCGGAGCCTTCACCGCGACCGTGGCGACCGCGCCGGCGATCGTGCAACCTGCGTGAACAGTCCCCGGCACTGCAGTGACCTTGACGGCCGCGACACTTCCCGCAGCTGTGCAACCCGCATGCACGATGCCCGCAGCAGCCTTGACCGCGACCGTCGCGACGGTGCCGCCGACGGTGACCTTGACCGTGCCTGCAGGCGCAGTGACCTTGATGGTTGCCGCGGCGCCGGGGACCGTGACCGACGTCGAGCCCGCAGCAGCCTTGACGGCAACGGTGGCGGCGACGCCGTTGACGGTGACCGGGACTGCGGCGGAGGGGAGGTCCCGGCTCAGCCGTACCTGGTCCGGGATTGACCGGCCGAGACGCGCCATCACTGACCCCCGGTCAGATCATCTCGATCCAGCGGGCGTAGATCAGGGCGGAGGTGATGGTCGCCTGGGGCTGGATCCGGAACTGGAGGTATTGGGCCGCGCTGGCGTTTCCGACCTGCGGATAGTCCTCCAGCGGCCAGATCTTGGAGTAGGCGCTGAAGACTTCCTGCCGGTCGACGGGTCGTAGCGTCGTGTTGCTGGTGATCGCGACCGCGCCGTAGGCCGTCGCACCGGTGCCCAGGGTCAGCCTGGTGGTGGCGCCGTTGAGGACGTTGATCGCCGGGAACACCGTGGTGGTGGTGTGCGCCGTCAATCCGGTCGTGGCCGTCGCGGTCGTCGCGACCTCCACGATCGCGGCGGTGGCCTGCACCGTATTGAAGGAGACACCCCACTCGACGAGTTGGATCAGGCCGCCGGACGGCACGGCGAGCTGCAGAGCCAAGAGGGCGGCGGCGGTGTACTGAGTACCGGCGTTGATTGTGGTTGTGGTGGACAGTGCCGAGTTCCAGCACATGAACTGGGAGCCAGCCAAGGTCGCCTCCTACCAGAGATGCGCGCGGGAGAGGGCCTGAGCTGTGTTGTGGATCGGGTTGACGGCGCCGCCGGGAATGTCGGGCAGCACGCCGAAATAGAACTCGTCCATGTAGAAGACCTGGCCGGACGCGGAGGCGATGGCGAGCGGCAGCGGCAGCGCGGATGCGGCAGTTGCGGGGGCGGCTGCCTGCGTGCTGATCAATGTCCAGGTGCCCGAGTTGGCGGCCTGCCCGGTCGCCGAGTCCGACAGGTACGTGCCACCGGAGGTGTACCAGTTGATCTCTGCGGTAGCGGTCCGGCCGACCAGGGCCGTGTAGATCCAAAAGCTGAACGTGTAGACGACACCCACGGTCACCGGCAGGCGCGTCGTGTTCCAGGCAAGTCCGGCGAAGCTCGTGCCCGCCGAGGTGACTTGGATCGAGTGCGTGCCGTCCAGGGCGAACGCTGTGGACGACGCGATCGTCGGTGTCGTGGTACCTGATGCTGCCCAGTCGCCGACGCCCGACTCGACCGATTCGTCCGCGTACGAGAATTGGTTGCCCATGATTGGCACAGGTCAGCGCCCCTTTTGGTCGTGCGGGGAGGCTAGTTCTCCTGCCACTGCACAAGCACGTTGGACACAGCGTTCGCGGTAGGCATGGACAACGTGAACGTCGACGCGGTGACGGTCTGCGTTCCCCCGAGGTCCCAGTACGCGATCACCTGGTTGGTGGTGTCGGAGCCGCCGACGGTGTTGTCGAAGAACAGGGCGTACACCGCGGAGAAGCTCGCGGACGTCCACGACGGGTTCGCGCCGACGACCAGCGACGTGTAGTTGTGCGGCGAGCTGAACGTGTCCGAGGTGCTGACCGACGTCAGTGTCTGGCGGGAGTACCCGCCACCCGACACCTCGGTGAGCGTGCCGTTCGCCGTGAGGAAGTCGTGGACGTGGACAGCGGCGTTGGCCGTCGAGTTCCACGTGTACGTGCCCGACGCCACCAGCAGGCATTCGAGCGTGTCCGTGGTGACGTTGACAGTTTTCGAGTTCAACGCGTCGATGAACGAAGGGAAGACGTAAGCGGTCACAGCCATCGACGCGCCTCCTGTCGGTTGTGGTGGGTCTGACTACTCGGCAGCCGGAGCCGCAGGCTCGGCCGGCGCTGCGGGGGTCTGTCCGAGGAAGGCTTCGATGGCGGTCTTGAGCGCCTCGAACTCGGTCTTGAGGTCGCCGACCGCCTCGGTCGCGAGCTGCGTGCCGTCGACCTCGGCCTGGGCGAGGAGCTTGGTGATGTCGGCGGTGACGTCGGCGCGGACCTGCGCGAGGGCGGGGGCGAGTTCGCCGACGAGCCCAGACACGATCTTCTCGGCCTCGCCGAACAGACCGGATGCCTTCGCGGCGAGTTCGTGGCCTTCGGCTTCGAGCTTGGTGACGATCTCGTGGAACTCGGTGAGGAACGACATGGTGGGACTCCTTGAGGGTGAGGGTGGTTCAGCGGCGGAAGTAGATCGGGTTGAGCTGGGCGAGGCGCAGCATCTGCTTCTGGATCTCGTCGCGCAGGTCGCGTTGGCTGAGGACACTGCCGGAGACGTTGATCGTCATGGTCAGCGGGGCGGGCTTCTCGGGCTCGGGCGCGGCGTCCTGGTCGTCGCCGCAGGGCCAGTGCCAGGACCCGACCTCGGTACAGGTCTCGTCATGGGTCTGCGTCAGCCACTGCACGACGTCGTCGGTCCAGGGCAGCGGGCCGTCCAGGATGAGAACGGTGTCCACGCCCGGCGGGGTGGCCCGGTGTTCGGCTACGCGGAGCGGCGCGCAGCCGCCGAGCACGTCGTCCGGGCGCCAGATGTGCACCATCTCGCCGACCTCGGGCAGCCGCTCGGCCTTGACCGGGGCCTCGGCGCTGTCGTCAGCGAACTCGCCCCGCACTCGGCCGAGGAACTCCTCGCGGGTGACGACGCCCTCGCGCAGCCACTCGTCGACGTCGGGGCCGGGAGTCTCCTCCAGCGCGTAGCTGGCCCAGTGCCCGTGCTGGAACCGGGCCACGGTCTGCACGTCGCCGTGGCGTGTGGCCTGGATGTGGAGGTCGCCGCCCTGGTCGACGTGAACGCCGTCGCAGGGGATGTGCTCGTGCTGCTCGTTCGGGCAGGCGAGGCGGACGATCGCGGTGTGGCGGCTCACGACGTCACTCCCGTGCACCTCTTGCAGGGCAGTTGCCGGTGGTGCACGTGGCAGGACGGGTCCCGCGCGGGTTCGTAGCGCGGCGCGGGCCCGTTGTAGTGCGCGAACTTGCGGGCCTGGTCACGGGATACGGCACGACGCTGAGCGCGCGGCCACGGGAAAGCGAGGGTGGACATGCAGGTGCTCCGAGGGTGTGAGCAGTGGGGGTGAGGGTTGATCAGGTGGTGACGCGGATCTCCGGCCGCCCGGCGCGCTTCCACGCTTCGAGGCAGGCCGCGTCGTCGTCGCAGCCGTGGCGCGCGATGGTGAAGTCGGCGGTGTCGCCGTCGTAGGCGCGATAGTCGCGGCAACCGCCCTGGCAGACGGAGATCCCGCAGACGTCGCAGCCGTGGCAGCTGTCAGCCATCGAGTGCCGCCCTTACCAGGCAGTCCTTCGCCTCCAGGAGCTTCCGCAGCCCGGCGGTGAGCTCCGGGCCGTCCGGGAGTGCGATCACCATCTGCCCTGCGAGCTGGCAGACCGGCCGCGAGATGACCTGAAGGTGCGTCGGCAGGTGGCTGTAGGCGAAGTGCTTCATCAGTTGCTGCGTGGACGGATGCCGCTCGGAGAGCTGGAGTGCCATGGGCGGATTCGGGGCGTCGTCGTGCTCGGGCATGCGAGGGTCCTTCGAGGGTGAGGGTTGATCAGTCGGGCAGGAACTCGGCGGTCGGCCCGTTCGCCGGGCATGACTCGCCGACGTGCTGCCAGCGGGTCTCGCCGAGTAGCGCGGGCTGCTGGCAGCGACTGCAGCGGCCCGGGATGCAGGTCCACAGGTCGGGCGGCGTGAACGGCGCGTCGAGATGCCGGAGAGGATGATCGTCGGTCAAGCCGTGGACTCCGTCTGGTGCTCGGCGACGTGGGCGTCAATCGGCTCCCGGTCGATGCCGACGTGAACCTCAACGGTGCGCAGCCCGACCCAGTCGCCCGGCGTTGCACTCACCGGGATGACGATGGGGATGTCGCACTCCGGGCAGATCACCGTGATCGGGTCGAGGCTGGCCATCACGCCTCGCCTTCGTCGTCGCCGTCGAACTGCTCGCACTCACACGGCCAGCCGTCCAGCGACCGATCCCGGCAGGTACCGCCGTTGAGGTGCTTGTCGTACACGTGGGCGCAGGAACACCAGCGCAGAGCGTCAGAGGCGGGCATGGTCACCGCCTCAGCTCGTCCCGGGTCACCCCGAGCGCCAGGTCGTAGCGGTCGCACACCCAGCCGCCCGGCAGGCGAGGGAATGCCAGAAGGTGTCGAGGAAGGACCAGACGCGGAGCACAGCATCGCCCCCACATGTTGAGCCCCGGACAGGAATTGAACCTGTGACCTCCGAATTACGAAGACGGCGCTCTGCCAAACTGAGCTACCGAGGCAAGCGACCGCCGGTGCGCGGTGCGAAGATCCGCGACTCACCGGCAGTGCCCGGGAGGTGCTCGCCAAGCTGAGCTTCGCCGCAGCCATCCGGCCGCGACGGCGGGATTCGAACCCGCGCCATTCTCCCTACGCTGGCCCGGCAGGAATCGAACCTGCGACGCTCCCGTTAACAGCGGGACGCTCTGCCTACTGAGCTACGAGCCATCAGGTGACCGACGGGGTTCGAACCCGCAACCACCGCGACCACAACGCGGCGCTCGACCAGTTGAGCTGCGGTCACAGTAGCGGGAGCGGGGATTGAACCCGCGACCTAAGGCTTATGGGGCCCTCGCGCTACCGCTGCGCCATCCCGCTGCGTCGATCCTACGAACCGGCCGCCGTCCGGGCGACCGGGTTTTGGGCTCGCGGCCCCGACACCGTGCGGAGGTAGCGCAGGGCCGCGAGCAGACCCGCGTCAGCGATGACCCTCGGCATCTCGACGAGCCCCAACGGTGCGCGGAGCAGACGCACGCCGCTGGTCTGGTGAGCCGCCCGGCCCGGGGACTTGGGCCGGGCGGCAGCCCCGCCGGCCGGGGGATGGGCACGGAACGCGGCGGGGAGTCGATGGTCAGGCGGCGGTGGTGATTCGCTCTCGCCGTATCCGCACGTCGTGCTCGGCCTTCAGTACGTCGAGCGCCCGGTAGAGCGGGGTGCGCACGCCGGGGTTGACCCGCTTGAGGTAGCCGCGGCTCGCCCACACGGCAATCCGGCCCGGGTCCACCCTGGCGGCCCGCGCGGCTTCCTGAGGATTCCAGAGCGTCGCTTCAAGGCTCCCGGTGATCGACACGGGCTCGTCGTCCATCGTCTGCACGGAAGGCCACCGCCTTCCGTGCATGCGAAAAGCCCCGCCGACCGGTGAGGGCTGACGGGGCTTCGGGGCGCTTATGCGGCGGTGGTCTCTTGGACACACTCCGCCGCGGCTGAGATTACGGCAAACCGATCTTCGGCGCTAGCCCGCTCGGCAATCCGGTGCTTCTCGGTGAGTTCCTTCGACCAGGCCATGTACTCGGCCTCGGTCATGAGGTTCCCGCAGGCGACGTTTCTGCACTCGACGTAGTCTTCGCCGTCGCCGTAGAACAGGGCCCGCCAGTCGCACTTGGGACACGGCGCAGATCGCTGCTCCAGTCTGGCGTCCCGCCGGGTGAACCGTGTCGCCGCCCGGTGCCAGTACGAGATCTGGGAGGCCGGGTTCGCGGAGTCCCGGTCGTGGGCTTCGGTCGCGGCGGGGTGGAAGGTCAGCGACCAGTCGAGGTGGGTCAGAAGGAACGTCACTGCGCCGGTCGCGGTCTGGCCTTCGCGCCCACGGTCCGGGCGGAAGTTGAGGTGCCGCAACTGGCGGATGTCGTCCTCCAGCTCGGTGAGGCCACCGACGATCAGGTCGGTCATGAGCCGGGCTGCCTGCCCTGGCCAGACGGCTTCGGGTGCGCGGCCGATCGTGCCGACCTTGTCGCCGGCGCGGGTGCCGTTGACGGCTTCGAGCCAGACTGCGGCGAGGAGTTCGGGGAGTTCGGCGAGCTGGTGGTAGGCGCGACCCATGCAGCTCAAGCAGTGCACGGGCGTTCCCCAGACTGGGCTGAGTTCGTGGGGCAGGTCGGCGAGTTCGGCTTTCCGCCAGGCGTTGTTGTGGGTTCCAGGGCACGGCGTGAGGGCAGGCACGAGACAGACTCCCGGTGGGTCAGGAGCGGCAGGAATGAGCCCAGTATGCGCCTGATGCGGCGGATCACGTGCGTGACCTGCGCGGAGCGTACTTCGGCCCCGGTCGCCGGGGGGAGGGCGGCCGGGGCCGGAGTCTTGCCGACGCGGATCGGCGTACAACCAGCATGCGCCGGACCTGTTCGTCCGCGCAGGCGAATCAGGCTGTTTCGCGTGCGTAGCAGGTGACAGTGCGTCACTCTGATGTTCATGGGGACGACGGTGCTGCTGAAAGTCGACACGGAGCCCGAGGCCCAGGCGTGGGTGACGGTGCTGCGGACCCTCGGCCTGGACGTCGGCCGCCCGTCCAACTCGCCTGCCGTGTCCGGTGACGGGCGGTGGCTGATCCGGGCCCGCGCACCAGAGGCTCAGCGCGCGCAGCGGCACGACGACCGGACGTGCACCATCCCGAACGAAGCCTCATAGCAGCGCCGCTCCACTACCTGCGGCCGACGCGACACCCACTCCCGGCCGAGCGTCCATTGCAGCCGCCCTGGCGACCATCCCTGATCAGCGGCGTATCCGCTGATCACCGACGCGACCTGTTCGCGTAGTGCCGGTTCGGGGTTTTCGCCATAGGAGTTGACCACGGTGCGTTCACCCGGGCGGTCGATGTGCGTGCCGCTGGCGACTTCGTAGTCCCACCTGCTGTCCGCACCGCCGCCGGGGTGCCGTTCGACGGTCCCCTCCGGATAGACGGTCACCCACAGGCTCTGATACTGGATGCGCCGGGGGAGCACGCTGAGGACGTCGTACTCTTCGATGCCGTAGCCGCTGTACTGCTGGGGTCCGCCGAGCTGGACGCGGTGCTGCTCGGCGAGCTCCGGGGTCGCGAGGATCGCACGGACACCGTTGTCCTCGTACTCGGTGGCGTGGACAGCCCACACCGTCTGCGGCCCTTCGGCGGCGACTTCGGCCCGGATCAGCTCTGCGGCTTCCCGCCAGCCCTCGAACTTGCCGCCACCGAAACCCACGGCGTCGGCTTCCAACTGGTCGGCGAGCGCGGTCATGCGCGCGGCGAGAGTCATGCCGACCATGATGCGCGCTCTTCCCGGATCCGCTGCCTGAGTTCTTCCACGGCCGCGAGCAGTGCAGCGTGCGTCGCGGCCGGGGTGAGCCCGACCGCGTTGACGCTCCATTGTCGGGGCGGCTGGGGGCTCTCTTCCGGGATGATCGGGTCGAGTTGCCGGATCTCGGTCCACGGGGTGGCGTAGCGCTGCTCGTCGCCGTCTCGCCGGGCGCGGCCGACGAATCCGATGTCGGGGTTGGGTAGCAGCGGCGTCCTGGGGTTCAGCGGCAGGCGGGTGTTCTCGTAGGCGGTGGCGGTGTAGTTCCAGAGGGTTCCGGTGGCGTCGGCCATGCGATCAGGATGCCATTGGAGGCGGACATGCCACAGCCCCGCCGAGGGGACGGCGGGGCCGGGTTGCTGGCGGTCTTCCTCCGCCGGGACCAGTGTGCGTCAGTCCGCGTCTGGTTGGTGTTCGTTGCAGCGGGCGGCGTGGGCTTCGGCGTCGACGCGGGTGTCCCAGCGGCCGAGTACTTCGCTGCGGGTCTGGTTGTCGCGGACGTGGTAGGTCGTCTCCGTGCGGCCGAGACCGGCGGGCGGCCAGCTGACGACCTCGAAGCGGGCGCTCACCGGCGCTTGCTGCTTTTGCGCCAAGAGAGCCCGTCGCCGATCCGCACGGAGGTGGTCCGGCGGCCGGTGCTGCTCAGCGTCTCGTGGACGCGGCCGGAGCCGAGGGTGATCGACCGGGACTTGCCGTTGAGGTTGAGCTTGACGCCAGGGAAGATCTTGAAAGACCTGCGGAAACGGAACGGCATTGCGGGCTCCTTCGAGGGTTACTGGGTGAGACGCCGGACGGTGCCCGGCGGTTACTGCTCGGCTGCGACACGGGCGGCGTTGTCCATGTCCGCATCCGTCTGCGGGGTGCCGCCGCCGTTGACGAGCAGGTAGAACGCGGCTTCGTCGGCCTCGGTGGCGCAGTCCTTCGTCTCGGCGACGAGGAGCGAGCAGTAGCGCTCCATGAACCGCTGGCCCTTGAGGGTGAGGCCGCTGTGGCGGACGAAGGGCCCGTCGCCGGTGCCCTCGGTGGTTGCGACGTGATCTGCGGGGAACCAGCTGGCGGGGACTGCGAACTCGCTGTCGAACCAGGCGACGGCGGTGGTGAGGCGCTGCTTGCCGTCGACGCACGCCCACAGCGACTCGCCGGTCTCGTAGGGGTCGCGGCCGGGGTTGGCCTTGGCCCAGGCGGTGTTGCAGCGGTCGGCGAGGATGACGACCCCGGCGGGCAGGCCGCGCATCCAGCTCTCGACGAGGGCGATGCGCTGGTCGCCAGTCCAGACCTTGCCGCGCTGGTAGGGCGGGTCGATGTTGATCTCGCCGTCCCGGACGCGGCGGGCCAGCCAGTTGGCGCCCTGGAACGACGGGTTGAGGCTCGTATGTTCGAGCGGGGTGATGGTCTGGCGGGTCACGGCGGGCTCCTTGATCGGGTCGGGTGGCGGGCTTCTACCAGGGGTCGATGTTGAGGTCGTCGCTCCAGTGCTGGCCGTCGTGGCCTGACAGCAGGCCACAGGTCGCGTTGTCGTCCGGCGGTACGGCACCACAGCGACTGGAGTTCTTCGCCCCCGGCCTGCGGTCGTTGTGCTCGTCGGCTTCCAAGGCGTTGCGCTCCAGGCGGTCCGCGAGGTGGCGAGCCATGGTCGGCGTGAGCTCAATCTCGATCTCGCGTCCGGCGCTGCTTCCGGGAGTGGTCACAACCACGGTGACTGTGACGACGGTGCTGCCGCCGATCACCATGCGGGTGTCGATCTTGCGCCAGCTGGCGAGCCACGGCTTCATGCGACCGGCCATCAGTTCTCGTCCTCGTCGGCCTCGGTGTTGCAGTCTGCGCAGGTCCCGGCTGGCTGGTCCTCGTGCTCGCGGCAGACCGCGACAATCCGGTAGTCCCCGTCCGCGTCTTCGGCGAGGAATTCGGCGGCGTCGTTGGCGGCCTTCAGGGCGCAGTCGCGGGAGTGGACGAAGCCGCCGTCGTTCTCGTTCCAGATGCCGTAGGTGACACCGGACTCGCACGCGGGGACGGGCAGCGCGTCGGCGTGCGCGCCGCGCTCGTCGGTCACGTGGTGGCCGATGCAGATGGGCTTGACCGTGAAGGTGATGCCCTCGTTGGCGGGGTCGCTGGTGTAGTTCGCGGCGGTGGCCCCGGCGGCGATGCGGCCGTAGTCGCCCCGGAAGCCGTCCTCGGTGAGGTCGCCGTCGGCGAAGACGCCGTATGCCTGCTGCGGGGTAGTGGTCTCGGTCATGGCGGTTGCCTCCTTGGCGGCCTGGTCGGCCTGCTCCTGCTGGATGGTGCGGACGTATTCGACGGCTTCGCGCTTGGTGGTGAACTCACTGTCGGCGTGGTATTCGCCGGGGCTGGTGAGCATCCAGCGGGGTCCGCGCGGCAGGCCCTTTAGGAAGTCGTCGCTGGTGTCGACGGGGCAGTTCTGGAGCTGGTAGGTACCAGCCGGGGTGTCGATGTCATAGGAGCCGGCGCAGCGCTTGCGGACTGTGACGGTCACCGCGTTCGACATCTTGGTCTCCCTGGCTGCTCGGGCTTTCCTTCTGCTTCCAGCATGGCGGATAGCTAGGTACTCTGTCAACAGGTTTACAGCGCAGAACATGTTGACTAGGGAAATGGGAACCGCAATGATCGGACCATGACCACGACCGAACTCGTCGGCCTCACCGAAATCGGGCAGATGTTCAACATCTCCCGACAGCGCGCCTACGCCCTCGCCAAGAAGCGCGGATTCCCCGAACCCGTCAGCACACTCAGCACCGGCCGCGTCTGGGAGAAGGGCGCAGTCGCGGCATGGGGCGAGACCTGGGACCGGAGCAACACGGGCGGACGGCCACCCAAGCCCGACGCCTGACCCTCACCGCCACGGCGGCGCACCGCCCGCAGCCCACGCCCCGAGCTGGTCGCCGTTCACCAGCCGCAGCGGCACCGGCAGCTTGCCGTTGAGCCTGACCGCGTCGCGCGTGAAATCCGACGTCGTAACCACGGCCGCGAGCTGCGTGCGATGCACATCCCGGTACATGCCGTTGACGGCCTGGACCACACCCGACGCGACACGATTACCGAGCTGGTACCGCTTCGCCTGAATCAGGATCCGCCGGTTGCGAGGCAGCCACGCCTGCCACCACCGCCGATCCGGCAGCGTCGCGAGGACGTCCGCAGCATGGTCGTTGGCGCCACCGACACGCACGACGTTGGTGCAGCCGTCACGGCGGCACAGGTCGGCGAGGGCGTACTCGAACTGGACGTCGTCCATGCGCAGGAAGTCCGCGAGGGCATGGGTCCGCTGGACACGCTGCTGCTCGCGGCGACGCCGCACCTGCCGGCGCACACCGGCCGCGAGGCCTGCGGCGGCCAGCAGCAGGACGGCGACGGTGATGCTCACCTCCGCGTGCGCAACGACCAGCCGGTACAGCGCCACCGCGCACCACGCCAGCACCGCGACGACCACGACCACCGTCAGCGGATGGCGGCGGCGACGACGCATACGACGGGCCGGACGGCGACGGGCGCGGGCAGGTGCGGTCATGATTCGCCTCCGGTGACGGGCAGTCCGTACTCGCCACCGGCACCGGGGTTGCGGGTGACAGCCCCGTCCTTGGCGAGGCGGCTGAGGGTGTTCTCGACAGTCTTACGGGCCACGCCGGTCATCTCGGTGATCTGGTCCAGATGCAGATAGCCGACGTCCAAGTCGAGGGGGTCGCGGCGCTCGGCGAGGACACGGAGGATCTTCTCCTGCGCGGTCGGTTCCTTGGCGAGAACGGGGCCCGGCCGGGCGGGTGCCCACTTCGACGTGCCGTCCTCCTCGTCCTCGGCAGCCGGGCCGACGGAGACCAGGGCGATCTCGTCGCGGTCATCCCAGTCGGGGAAGTCCGCCGGGATCGTGATGCGCTCGGGGTCGAAGTGGCCGGCCGCGGATTCCAGGATCCAGGCGCGCATCATCTCGGCGCGCTCGTCGGGGCCGACGACGTAGCCGACGCCGAAGGTACGGCGCGGGTCGTCCTCGGGCATGTCCGGGTCGTAGATCAGGGACTCGTCGTCACTCGCCCAGAACGCCGGGATCTTGGACGGGTCGACGCCCTCGAAGCTGTCGGGCAGGTCGACGCGGTTCTTCTGCGCGCCGTCGGAGCGCAGCAGGATCAGAGCACCGCCGTAGAACACGTTGTCGCGGATCGCCGTGTCCCCGGCCATCTTGTCCAGGTTGATGATCTGCCCGAACAGGACCAGGCACATGCCGAGCGAGCGGCCCTGCTCGGCGATAGCGGCGACGATGAACCCGGCCTCGGCCCGGTTGATCGCCTTGTCGCCGAGCAGCTGCGCGAACTCGTCCAGGATGACGGCCACGAACGGGCGCTCCGCAGTGGCCTGGAAGTTCTTCATCCTCAGCCGCTGGGACTGTGCGACGCGGTGCAGAAGGATCGCATAGGCCAGGCGCAGCGCACCCATCGCGCCGTCGATGCCGCAGCCGGGGTAGGCGGCCATGTCCTCGACGTCGGGGTTGGAGGAGCCCTTCGGGTCGGCGTAGATGATCGCGACGCCGTTGACGTGGTAGCTCAGGCCGAGGAGTTGCAGGACGCCGCCCTTGCCGGAGCCGGTGACGCCTGCGCCCAGGACGTGGCGGGCGCCGCCCTTGTCGTCGTAGAGCTGGATGCGAGCGGGGCGGCCGGAGATCCCGGTGCCCAGTTCCACGTAGCCGTTCCTGTTGGCGACCAGGGCGGCCGGGCCGGGCAGGGGCATGCCCTCTTCGAGTGGCGAGCGGTCCATGAGCCGCAGTTTGGCCCGGCGGGGGTTGCGGGTCGCCTCGACCGATGCCAGCAGGGTGGTGGTGCGCAGTGCCCCGGCGATGCGCCAGGCGTCGGGCATGGTGATGGCATCGGTGTCCTCGTCGGCGACGATCCACGCTGCGACACCCCCGGTCGCCGGGTCGGGCACGGTGCCTTCGAGGTGGGTGCCGGGCATGCAGCCGCCCCGGTGACCCACCCGGCGCAGCCACAGTGCGTCCAGGGCGCTGTACTGGGGTTCGTCAACGACGGGGGCAACCATGTGGACCAGGATGCGGCGGGCACTGGTGTGCGGGCCCTCGGTGATGAGGACCTGCTCGATGGGAATGCGGTAGACGCCGGACACGGTCTCGGCGGTCACGGACACCGGGCGGCCCGGCTCGGCCTCGATCGTGCCCTCCCACGCCTCGGGGCTGCGGCCGGTCAGGGTGAGGTGGTTGCCGGGGTGGGCGCCGTCCTCGCGGGAGATGTGAATGTGCCAGGGCATCAGGACGTCATCGCCAGGCGTCGGGGGCGCGGCTGGCCCGGGGCTGGCGGGTGCCTGGTAGGCGGCGGCGTGGTGGTGGCCGCGCAGGACGCGGCGCAGCGAGAACGCGACATGCCCGGTCGCGCCCCACCACGCCAGCGAGACCAGCCCGGATACCGACGGCAGTGCCATCCATCCGGCGGCCAGGGCGTCGATGCCGGGCCAGCCGTTCAAGGTCGCTGTTGCTGCTGCCGTGGCGGTCGCGATCGCCGAGACGAGGAACGGTTGCCGGTGGGCGCGCAGCACGTCGCCGCCGGGCATGGCGTCCAGGGCGTCGTCGGGCAGCAGCCGCATGAAGTTCGCGCCGGCGGCGAGCGCGGGGACGGCGAGGAGGATGCTGACGGTGCTCGCGGCCGAGGTGTCCAGCAGCGGCATGGTGAGGGCCGTTGCCAGTGGTGCGGCGACCTGGGCGATGGCGAAGCGCTTCTCCGCGCGCGGGTTCGGCATGTGCACGGCGGCAGGCGCGGTCTCGTTGGTGGCCATCATCAATCCTGCGTGTACCAGCCGCGGGCGGCCATGGGGGCGGGGGACCGGTCGGCGGCTTCCTTGATGCCGCCGTGCGTGGCGACGGTCTCCCGCTCGGCGGCCGCCGCGACCCGGGATGCCTCGTCGGCGGCGTTGGCGTAGGCGATCGCGGCGGTGGACAGGCCCTGCATGATGCGGGCGACCTCGCGGGTCTCGGCAACCGTGGCGGTGTCGACGTGAAGGGTCGAGATCTGTTCGGCGACACGGCCGGTGTCCTTGGCGTGGTCGTTCATCGCGGTCGCGATCTTCTTGTGGGCGGCGGTGGCGCGGCGCACGTCCGAGGCCAGGGCCCGCGCCTCACGCAGCAGCTCACGGTAGGTGATTGCCATGGTCAGCTCCCCGCCTTGTCCTGGTAGAACTCGCGTTCGGCGGGCGCGGTCAGCGGCGAGTCGACGACCGCGCGGTAGATGCCGCCGTGCCGGGTCTCGGCATTGGCTGCCAAGGTGTTCACGGCCTCGCTGCCGCGCTGCGCGTTCTTCTCGATGTCCTCGGCGCGGCCGCGCAGCACCTGGGCCCGCTCGGCGAGACGCCCCAACAGGGCGACGATCCTGTCGCCGCCCTTGACTGTCTTCGCGTCCTCGGACAGGCGCTGCGCCCGCGACGCCAGGTCGACGGCCTGCACACGGGTGTCCTTGCTGCGCTCCGCGATCCGGCCCAGCGCCGCCTTCTTCTCCGCGAGGCGCCGCTCGAATGCCTTGAGGGTGCGGACTTCGCCGCGGCTCATGGTGTGCTGCTCGCCACCGGCGGCGGTGAACGCGACGGCCTTGTCGTTGACGGCAGTCACCTGCACGGGCACCGCGGCGGCGGGCTTCTTCGCGAGGTCGACGGTCGATCCGGCGGCCGGGGCCATCTTCGGTGCGGCTTTCTGCTGGGGCCGGGAGGCGTTGCGTGCCCGCGTGTCGGTCATGGTTCGGCCTTCGGCCTTGTCGGTGGCCGTACGGTCGTCCCAGCCGTCGAGGGCGCCATCACGGTAGGCCCTCGCGTGGCCGGTGACGGCAGCAACCCGGGTGCCGTCGCGGTATCCGGCCTCGCGCGCGGGCTTGGTCCGCAGCGTGGGTCCGGCCGGCGCGGCTGGCGTGGCCGGGCCGGTGCCGCCCGCAGTCTGGGTGTCCTTCGCCGGTCCGCCGGGCGGCGTGCCGGCAGGTTTGGTGGCCGCGGTCTTGCCGTTCGGGTCGGCCGGGCTCTTCGGGTCGGGCTTCTTCGCCAGGTCCGGGCCGGAGGGGCGCGCGGCAGCGGCCGGTGTCGAGGGTCCCGGCGTCTTGGCTGCGGCGCTGTCCTTCGCGCCCCCGGGCCGGGTGGCCTTGGCGGCCGGGCCCTTGGGTGAGGTGTCGCCCTTCGACGCTTTGGTGCGCGTGGACTTCGCGTCGGTCGTGGCAGCCTTCTTGACGTCGCTGCCCGTCCGGCCGTGGCGCTGCTGCACCTTGTTGTTGAGGTCTGCGACCTTGGCGTCGCGGCTGGTGCGGCTCTGGCCGTCCTGCTTGGCGAGGCGTCCAGCGCTGTTCGTGCTGCTGGCGGTGTTGGTGCCGCCGGAGGCCCGGGTCTCGGCGATAGTGTGGGTGCGCTTGACGCTGGTGCCGCCGCGGCGGATCCGCTCGGCCAGGGCGTGGCCGAGCGCGGCCACGACACTGCCACGCCCGCCGGCCTTGACCGAGTCGGCATTGCCCGTAGCGTCCTTGCTGCTTGTAGCGTCGGCGGCCTGCTTCATGGCCGCCGTCGTTCCGAGCGGCCGGACCGGGCGGGCGGGCTCCACCGGGGTGAGGAGCTTCGCGAGCGGCCCCGGGCCAGCAGTCGGGGCAGCTGCCTCGGGCCCGCTCGCCGGGCCGTGCTCCTCGCCCGGAGCGGTTGCCTCGGTCGCTTCAGTCGCTGTCGCCATCACCGCACTCCTCTCGCTCAGATGGGTCTCCCACCCACCCCCCCACCCGACCCCCAGAACACGGGACCAGGGCTCTGACCTGCACGGGAGGGCCCTTGCGGGTCTTTCCCGGCGGGCGGGGGGTGGGTGGGAGGAGGTCACGAACTACGGACAGGGAAGCGCTTCTTCACCGCGCCGAACGTCAGCACACCGCCGACGGAGACCAGCACGACCAGCCCGATGCCCGAGCCCGACCCGGACCCGTTGCTCACGCTGGAAGTACTGGAGGTGTCCGTCAGCGCCGGGGAACTCACCACCGGGTAGATCTGCCCGCACTCCGACACCGCGCCGTAGTTACTCCCGGCCTCCGCGATACAGGCCTCCACGGCGAGACGACGGGCCTTCTCAGCTGGGGTTTCCTGCGCTGCGGCCTGCGCCAGAGCCGCGGCCTGCTGCTGGCTGGCCAGGTTCACCTTCGCGGTGTCCAGGGCGAGCTGCTCCTGCTGGACGTGCGCGTTGGCCTGCGACGTCTCGTACTGCGACCACGTCCACATCCCCGCCGCCGCCACGACAGCGAAGCCAAGACCGAGACCGGCCTTGGCGCGCGGCGACAACTTCGCTGGTGGGGGCGACTCCGGCTCCGGGTTCTTCCACGGCGGGACCGTCGTGATGTTGTAGGGGTTGGTGAAGGGGGACTCGTTCATCGGTCTCTCGGTCTCCGGATTCAGGCGCTCTTGCGGTAGCGGTCACGGGCTTTGAGTAGCCGGTCGTAGGCGGCGGCGTGCTTCAACCCGAAGTCGGCCTTCACACGCTCCAGGCCGACGGCGTCATAGCCGTCGGTCTGGATGAGCGCGAGGACGGCTTCGACTTCGGTTTCCACCTGGGTGCGTTTGCCGCCGATGGCCGCGGGCTTCGATTTCGCTTCGGCTCCGGGCGTCGGCTTCGGCTTCGGGCTTCGGGCCGCTTCGGCTCCCCGTTTCGGTTTCGGCTTCGCCGCTTCGGCTTCGAGGCGACTGCGCTCCTGGGCGACGCGAAGCATCTCCTGTTCGCGCTGCAACTTCGCTTCGGCTTCCTGGGCCTGCTGCGCCTGGAAGGCACGGTGCCGCTCGGCTTCGACTGCGGCGATGCGGGCTTCGGTTTCGGCGTCGGCGATTCTCTGCGCGCGGGCGATCCCGGCGAGCTTTGCTTCGGCTTCGGCTTCGGAGATCCGCCGCGCTTCGGCTTCGGCCCGCTGGCGCTCTTCGGCTTCGCGGGCGGCTTCGGTTTCGGCCTCTGCCTGCCGCAGGGCTTCGGCCCGCCGCTCAACTTCGGCCGCGCGATGCGCTTCGGCTTCCGCTTCGGGTGCCGCGAGGGCATCCGAAACCGAAGTCCCGAAGTGAGCCAGCTCGAAGACGAGCAACCTGTCCGCAGGCGCGTCCCGACGCCAACGGCGCCCGTAGTCGCTGCGGAGTCTGGCGCGGTAGATCTTCAGTTCCTTCTGCTGCTCGATAACTGCGGTGTAGGACGGCAGGTGCCACAGTCGCATTCGTCGCCAGATCCGGAACGTCGGCCACGGCGCGATGATCCAGCGGATCAGCGGCGGCGACTCCATGTGCTGGTCGGCGGTGATGTCCGCGATCCGACCGACTGCGTGTCGGGCGCCTTCGACGGCGGCGATGAAGAGCAGCGGGATGGTGGCGTGCATGCCGACGGCGAGCGGGTCGGGCCAGGCCGAGGACGCGTTGAAGCAGATCGTCGCGGCGGTCAGGCACCAGGCGATCTGACGCAGCAGCGGGTACGGGATCCGCAGCCACGTGAGGAGCAGGTCCAGGGCGAGGAACCCGCCGATGCCAGAGTCGACGCCGGCGGGGAACGCCCAGGCGAACCAGCCGAAGCCCTTGGCTGCGGCGAGCTTCGTGACTGCGGTGTACGACCCGGCGAAGCCGATGCCAGCGATGATCGTGACGAATCCGGAGACCATGCCGACGAGCCACTTCTGGGCTCGCGTGAGAGGGGGTCGAGCCGGGGCCTTCTCGGGCGCGTCGACAGGCGCAGCGAGGATGCTGCGAAGGTCCTGCCACGGCTGGTCGAGAGGGTCGGTCACTGGTCTGCCTTTCAGGCGAAGCGGACGAGGCGGTGTCGAATGCTGGGGATGAGGAGCAATGCCGCGAACGCGACGATCAGCGCGTGCCGGTGCGTGTCGTGGTGGTGGACGCGGAAGAGCCGGTGCCCGGTGAAGGCTGCGGCCGTGTAGCCGACGGCGAACGCCCCGGCCCCGTCACCGGTGCGGACGGCGAGCCATGCCCCGAACGTGAGGGCGAGGAGCGCGGTGATCAGCGATGTGGGGTGCATGGTGCTCTCCTTCCGTGGGTGGTGATGCCGGGCGGCTGCTGTCGCCCGGCGTGGGTTCGGTGATCTGGCCGCGAGTGGGGGTTACCAGTCGGCGTGGCAGTTTCCGCAGGTTCCGGCGTCGTCGGGATTGTTGGTGCCGCACCTGGTGCACGTCCAGGTGAGGTTGGCTAGGTGGTGGATGAGAGTGCTGAGCATGGTGTCCTCCGGGTGGATGTTCGGGGTGCTGGCAGCCCGGCCCGTCGCGGGGGCACCGGACCGGGCTGCGTCTGGGTCAGCCCTGTCCGGGCTGGCTGTGCGCGTCGGCGAGCAGCACCCGGGTGAGCCGTTCGGTGCGGTAGTCGGTGAGCCCGACGCCGTAGGTGCCGGTCTCGGTGGTGGTGCTGATGTCGCCGGTGAGCGGTTCGCTGGTTTCGGTTGCGGCTTCCCAGGCCATCCAGGCGTGGACGAGGCCGATGTCGCGGGCGCAGACGTAGGGCTCGTCGTCGGGGGTGTTCACTGGTCGCCGTCCTCGTCGTCGTCGTCCTGGCAGTCCTGCCATGCGGCGTAGAGGTCGCCGGTGAGGACGGCGCGGATCTCGTCGTCGGTCGCCGGGCGGCTGGAGCCGTCGCGGTCGAAGAGCGTGGGTTCGCCGTTCATGCGGTCCCCTCCGGCTTGGGCACGGCCCGGCAGATGCTGGCGTGGTCGTTGGCCCTGGTGCGGATCCGGAAGAGGAAGTCCTTCGCGGGGCGCTCGGAGTCGAGCAGGCATCCGCGGCAGTGCCACGCGTTGTCCTCGGTGTGGTCGCCGCTGCCAGTGACGTCGACGTGGGATCCGCCGAGGGTGGTGAACCGCATGAGGACGCCGCCGGGCCACGGGGCGACGTGCTCGCTCGGGCTGGCCTGTGCGGCCCATGCTTCAGGTTTGGCGAGGACACCGTCGGGGCCGTAGATCCAGTCGGGGCGGGTCATCGCGCACCGCCGAGGGCGTTCGGTTCCAGGGCGAAGAACAGGACGGTGGGCGGGATGCCGCAGCTGGCGTCGCGCATCACGAACGCGCGGAGGATCTCGTAGATGTCGGCGCGGGTCTGGCCGGGCTCCGGGGTGATGGTGGAGCGCCAGGTGCCTCGACGTTCGGATCCGGGTGTCGTCTGCCAGCTGATCGTCATGACCCAGTGGTGGCTGCCCTGCGGGTTCGGGCCGGGGACGCTGATCGTGGTCACGATGCACCGCCGAGCAGTTCGTCGACGTCCTCGGCCTTCACGAGGACGTTGCGCGGCAGGCTGCCCTGGGAGGGTCCGACGATGCCGTACTCCTCCAGCTCGTCGAGGAGGTCGACGGCGTCGCCCATGCTGACGTGCAGGCGGCGCTGGAGACGGTCGGGGGCGGCGAAGCGGCTGGTGGTGACGAGGATCGCGGCGTCGTAGAGCAGCTGGTCGGCGGCCATCAGGCGTCGTCCCTGAATGCGCGCCATGCGGCGGGTTCGCCGATCCCGACCGGGCGCAGGCCCTCGGCGACCATCGCCGCGTTCAGGTCGGCGCGGGTGAACGAGCGCGGGCCGTACGGGGCGGTCGGCAGGTCGTGGCTCAGCGGGCGGGCGGTGAGGCGCTGCTTCGGCGGGGCTGGGCGCGGGCTCGGATCCGTCACCCGTGGGGCATCTGTGCAGGTGCGGGCCAGATCGGTAGTCTCCACTTGGACCTTCCTCTGTGGCTTAGCGGCTTGAGGGTGGTCTGACCCCGACCACATGACGTTGCGAGCGTCGGTCGGGGTCATTTGTTGATCAGTGGCGCGTGGCCACTCATAGCAACTTAGACCCCCGGTCTAGCCGAGCGCAAGACCGGGGGTCTAGCATCCGTATTGGCCACGCTCTCGCGAGGGAAAGGGAGCGCGGAGTGACACAGCAGCCCGAGGAGGTGGTGAGGTTCTTGGACGCCATCAAGGCCCTGGAAGAGATCGAAGACGATGCCGCCTGTGCCCAGGCCATCACCAAGGTCTTGAAGGACTGGCCGGAGAATCACGCCCGGCTCCGCGAGATCCGCCAGGAACGCGTCCGCCGGATGAAAGGCGAGGGTAAGACCTGGCAGGAGATCGGAGACTCCATGGGCATCCACTTCACGCGCGCCCAGCAGATCGCCAAGGGCATCCGCGGCGGGAAGGGGCCAAAGAAGGCCGACGACCCTCCCGCCGAGTAGCCTCCACATGCAGAAGGACCGCGCCTGTCACCTGCGGGCGCGGTCCTTCGCTGCGGTCAACCTCAGGCCGCGAGGTACTCCTCGAGGTCGATGCCCAGCTGCTTGCTCGCCTGGACCGGGTTCGCAGAGCCGGGTGCCATGGTCTCGAGAGCGAGCAGCTTGTCGTAGAGCGCCACGTTCGAGCCGTACGTCTTCTCGAGCGTCAGGTGCTCGGAGCGCTTCGCCCGCAGCTCCTCCCACGGCGCGACCGTGATCAGCTCCTGGGCGATCCACTTCTGCCCGTCGCCCCGGATGCGCTTGAAGCCGGCGACCGCGGGCTTGGTGAGCAGCCGTCCGTCGAAGGAGATCAGCGCGGGCGCGACGCGGGACTTCGCGTAGCTCGAGACCTCGCCCGCGGCTCCCCGGCGGCGAATGTCGGCCTCGAGGTCGAACGCCCACGGACGCTGCGCCTGGACGGCGTCGTGGAGCTTCGAGAGGAACGCCGCGATCCGCAGCGCGGAGTCGGGCGTGCTCAGCACGACCTCCTCCATCATCTCGCTGTACTCGGCGACCCACTCGGGAGCCCAGCCGACCTTGCGCACATCAACCTCCAACGATCAGTGACAGCCCGGCGGGACGCTCCCGCAGGGAATCGATCTGCTCCACATAGGTCGTCAACCTGGCAGCCATGGTTCGGAGTTCGTTCATTCCGTCCTCGTCGGCACTCGAGGCCACCTGCTCGGGGCGGAACATCCCCATCAGGCCGAAGCCCTTCGCCAGTTCCTTCTGGAAGGCCGCGCGCCACTTGAGGAGTCGGAGCTCGTCGGCACCGCCGGAGGCCTCGAGATACTCGGCCACGGGCGCGGTCAGAACCGCAGTCTCGGCCTGGACGACCTTCTTGAAGGCGGGGTCGATCTTGCCGGTGCGGTCCATGACGCGTTGCGCCTCGAGCGCCGCTGCGCGGACGGGAGCCGGGGCCTCGGGATCCCTGGCGGCCTGGACGACATGCCGGGCCTTCTCGAGCGTGCGACCGGAGAGGCCGCTGCCCCTGGCCTCCTGATCCCGCACTCGAGTCTTCGGAGTGGCGATCGACTCCGAATCGGACGCCGCGGGGGCTTCCTCTGCGGTCTCGGGCTCGAGGAAAAGGGTGGGCAAGTTTCCCACCCTTTCCGTTGCCGCCGGGCGGTTGGGTGCCGCCTTCCGGCCGGCCGCAGCCATGCGCTCCTTCGCCTGCGACTGCAGGACCGACCGCACGCGGTCCGCATGACGGACCGCCTCGGTGGGCGTGAAGTTCTTCCGGCAGGTGTTCTCATCGTCCTCGGCATGCAGGGCCTCGAGCTCGTCGGCGAGCGACTCGGCGATGTGCGCCGGGATCTGGTCGTGGCCGAGGAGGTGGTGCGCTTCGATGCGCCGGCCTCCGGCGACGAGCGTGTAGCCGTCGCCGTCCGGGCGCACGACGATCGGCTGCAGGAGTCCGCGGTCACGGATCGAGTCGACCAGCATGGTGAGGTCGCCGAGATCTTGGCGGGCTCGTTCGCCGATGCGGATCTGGCGGATGGGCAGGGTGGTGACTTTCACGGGCGCCTCCGGGGCGGTCCGTTCGCCAATGGGGTTGCCGGAACTGCCCCTTGAGGCTGTCCGGCGGAGGCGGAATCCGCCCCCACCCCTTGAACGAATGACGTCCCCGAATCTCTCCGGAATCGGCCCAACTACTTCCAGTATGCGCAGGTCAGACGCACCGTCACGTCATCACGTGAGCTTCACGAATGGTGATCGAATCCGACCGGATCGCGCCGCATTTCGACCGCTTCGCAGCCCTGTTGATCACGTCCCGCGCGCCCGCAGTAGAGCTGCCCTGTCCAATTCATCATCATCTGCACCGTCTTGACATACTTTCAGATCTTGTGTCACCTTCGGCAGCACCCCGACCGAAGGAGTCCCGTCATGGCCGCTGGCCGTCTCGCCGAGTACGACTCACGCCAGGCGATCAACCGCCTGAAGATCACCGAAGCGCACTGGCGCTGGGCCGAGCACCGCCGGCTCATCCCGGCGCCCGACGCCACCGAGGGCCGGTGGCTGCGCGCGACCGTCGAAGCCATCGACACCGCCAAGATCAGGCGCGAACTGCCCGACGGACCCATCGGCAACTACGAGGCCGCCAGCCGCATCGCAGCCGCGCTCGGCACCCCGAACCCGCCCGGCGGCCCCGACCACGTCAAAGCGTTCACCGTGCGGCGATTCATCGGCCGCGGCCTGCTCGTCGCCCTGTCCTGGGACCGGGCGTGCGTGCACCCCGGGCAGCTCGACCGGCTGTGCCGCCGCACCACCCTTCGGCGCCTGGTGGACGAGGAAACCCCGCTCGGCCCCGACCAGTCCGCAGCCCGGCTCGGCATCCGGCGCTCCGACTGGGACCACATCGTCCGGCTCGGCTGGGCCAAGCCCGTCGACTGGCAGAAAGTCCAGTTCGGCAGCAGCAAAGCCGGGGCCGTCGACGTGCCGGTCTACCGGAGCGGCGACGTGGACGCGATCCCGCGTCGGCGTAAGGCGGTCGACTGGGAGCAGCTGCGCGGGCTCGGGAAAGGACAGCGGTCACCGCTGGCCAAGCTGTAGGCGGACATGCGACGGGCCCCGCCGGTCACCCGGTCGGGGCCTTCGCCATGCTGCTCCCGCCTAGCGTCGGCCTTGGCAGTATGAGCATCCGATGCAGCGCGGGTCGTGGACGATCGCGAGTGGATCCCCTGGCTCCCCGACCACATGCGCGTCCCAGCTGCCTCCTTCGGCACCGTGCGCGGCTTCGGCGATGCGGTTGTACATGCGGTCGCGTTCTTCCTCGGTGGCGCAGGCCGGGATGAACACGCCGATGGTGTAGCCGTCGCGCTCGGGTGTCGGCTGCGCAGCGGCCCGATGCTCTGCGACCCGCTCCCGCTCCACGTCCCGCTGTTCGACGACTGCCCGCCGTGGCTCCCCGGCCGGAACGAGGCGCAGGTCCAGCTCGAATCTCAGGGCGTGCAGGTATTCGGCGAGGGCGCCGACGGTGATGTCCCGGTCGCCGTCGAAGGCCCGGCGTACGGTCTTGGCGCGGACGCTGAGCCTGGCGGCGATCTCGTCGGGCGCGAGCCCGGACGCGGTCTGTGCTCGGTGGAGGCGGCGCAGGGCCTCACGGCGCAGGCGGCCCTGCGCGAGGGCGCGGGAGCCGTCGTCGGTCGCAGCTAGTCGGTCGTACAGGGTCATGGCACCATGATGCGCCTGCGGCCGGGGTTGTTCCCTGTCGTGCAGCAATACCTCGACCAGGCGCTGCCGCAGTAGCCTCGACGCGACAGCAGCCCGGCCCGGTTTGTGCGGGCCGGGCTGCATCGTTCAGTGCCGGGTTCTACGGCAAGTTGAAGATCTCGTGGTTGCCGATCCGCCGCCAGATGACGTGCGGGTCACCCTTCGTTATCTCCTCGCCGAACTGCCACGTCGCGCGGCCGTTGGGTGCCCAGGTCATCTCCCAGATGCCGGTGGCACCCTGGATGCCCTTCATGCGCAGGCCGCCGGGATACGGGAAGCCTTCGTTGATCGCTGGGACGAACTCTTTCTTCACCTTGTCCCTGAACCTGACCTGCAGGTCAGGTTCGAGCGTCTTCCAGTCCTTCTGGAAGCGCGGGAGCTTCTCGAACGTTGGCACGGGTCAGTCGCTCTCGTTCTCCAATGCGTCGAACATCGCGTCGGCGCTCTTGTAGACGGTGCCCTCGCCGTTGGCGATCTCGTCGTCGGCCTCCTGCTCGCCGGCCTGCCATTCGGGGGTCCAGAACCATGCCTGGTCTGCTGGCATGGCGCGGAGGCCTCGCAGTATGACCTGGCCGTCGATGACCTCGAATGCGATGTCGTCCCCGGTGTCGATGTGTAGGGCTTCCCGGATGGGTGCGGGTAGTGTCACCTGGCCCTTTGCGCGGAGGCGCGCGCGGAGCCGGTGCGGCTTGGTGCGGTCGCGGGTCGGCATGAGTGCTTCCTGGGTCTGTGGTCGCTGTCTGCGTTCACTACCACAGTACCCGGATTTCCAACTTTCTAAGAGTAGGAAAGTAGGACGATCCTGTCCAACCGTTCTGCGCACGCACCGGAGCACGGCATGCAAAAGGCCCCGGCCGGGATGGCCGGGGCCTTCGTCGCGTCTACCGCGCGGAGTTCAGGAACACCCGCGACCCGTCATGAAACAAGATCGTCGCCCCGTGCGCGATCGCCCCCGCCTGCGCCCTGCGCGAGTACGGATCCACGCTCTCGACGTGCTCGGGGCTGCCCGCCGTGGCCGGCCCGGTCTCGGGCGGTACGGGCTTGTCGCCGAGGACGGGCTCCCGCTCCGGCTGGCTGTACACGTCCCCGGGCGCGGAGGCCGCTGTGACCTGCCAGCGGGTGGTCTTCCCGCCGGTCTCGACCGCGAACAGGTACGGCCGCTTGGAACGCCCGTCCTCCTCGATGGGCACGGTGTCGGCGCGGGTGACGCCGGGGATGGTGCGGGCGGCGGTGATGGCGAGTTGCAGGAAACGGTCGGGGCGCATGGCGGACACGCTATCGGGCGCGTCGGACAGGTCCGGTCGGGCGCGCTACCCGGCCTTGAGTACTTCCTGCCGCAGCGCCTGCAGGACGACCTCGACTGCGGTGTCGCCTTCCGCGATGAAAGTGCCGATGGCGTTGACGACCGCCGACCCGATGATCTTCGCGGTGGCGAGGTCGCCGCCGGCTTGGTCGGCGACCTGACGCAGCGTGCTGATCAGGATGAACACCAGTCGGAACTGCTGGGCAGAGTTCATCTCCGCGAGCAGCTCGTTCATCTCGTCCGGGCGGGTGGCGGCATTGATGCCGAACGCCGCGAGCATGATCCGCTGCAGGTTGTGCTCGCCGTACACCGCGAGCAGCTCTGGGAGTGGGCGTTCACCCGGTGCGGCGAGGACAGCCAGCGCATTGTCGTCGTTGGCGGTGACGGCTTCCAGTGCGGCCAGGGCGCGGAGTTGCTCGTCGGCGGTCAGCTCATCCTCAGTCATGGGCTGATCGTCTCGCGCGGGCTGCGGCCAACGGGCGGAATCGGGAAAACAGTGGGCGCGCGCCGGTCTCTCCACTGTGCTGGCGCGCGCCTGGAGGATCGTACGCCCGCGTCCTCTGCTGTCAGGAACTGTCAGCCCGTGCCCGACGTGCACCCGCCCACCCGAGTCGCGGCGGGGGCTGCGCGGGGAGCGGGAGCAGCGCGGGCGGCTACTCGGCGTCGTGCTCGACCGGTTCGTCGGTCGGCGTGGCGTCCGGGTCACCGATGACGATCGCGCCAGGGATCGCCCGGAACTTGGCGGACGTGTTGAGCAGCGCCACCAGGGACTTGATATGCGGCAGGGCCTCGTCCGCGTTCAGGCTGTTGGTGAGGGTGGCGACGCTCTCGACCAGGTCGACGAAGTTCTCGTGCTGCTCGGGCGGAACGCCGAGGCGTCCGGCGACGGCGTCCAGGGCCGCGCCGACCGATGGGACTGCTTCGGCCGGCCGGACAGGTTCGGCGATGCCGGACTCGGTGAAGAACTCCTCGAGCCCGATGCCGAGTGCGCGGGCGAGGCCGACGAGGCTGCGGGCGTCGGGGACTCGGTCGCCGGAGAGCATGCGGCTGAAGGTGGTGGTGGACATCCCGGCGTCCTTGGCGAGGCGCATGCGGTCGCCTCGAGGGCTGGCGATGTCGTAGTTGGCGCGGGGGGCGACGGTCTTGACATAGGCGGCGAGGCGTTCCGCTGCTGCTGCGCCGTCCATGCCCGTCCCGTCCACGTCTCGATGCTAGTGAGCGGGCTGCTGCCCGTCTGCATGTTGCTAGAGAGCAACCATAGTGGTCAGGGCGATCTTGTCGAGTACATCACCCCACCTCCGGCCATCGGGGAGCCGTCCGACGGGCCACTATTTGCTTATGAGCATTCGACTTGGATAGTATGTGCTCATTGGCAAATTGCCCCCTAGCATTCAGGGAGGGAGGTGACTCATGCCCTTCACCTTCAACGTTCAAAGACTCCGAGACCTCGCCGCCGAACACGGCGACGAAGATCAGAACGCCATCGCTGCACGTACCGGCATCGACGCGGGCTCCATCTCCCGCTACCTGGCCCGCAAGCGGCAGCCCGGCCTCACGCGAGCCGCACGCATCGCCAGGGCCTACGGAGTCCAGGTCGATGAACTGACCGGCGCAGCACCACGAAGTTGAACCTTGCCGACGAGCAAGAAGAAGCACCGCCCTGTACCTGTGCGCCAGTTGGAGATCCGCGTGACCCCGTACTGCTCTGACGCGTGCCGCCCGGCGGTGGGCTGATGGGTCACGACGTCTACCGGAGCGTCAAGAAGCATGCCCTGGCGGGTCTGACCCATCGGGAAAAGCTGGTTGCGATGGTGCTCGCTGACGACGCGGACGAGAAGACCTGGATCACCTGGAACAGCCCCTACGACGCCGCAATCATGGAGATGTGCATGATCAAGACCGACCGTGAGATGCGCCGCGTCCTCGGCGTGCCCCTCAACGAGAAGGTGATCGAGAAGCACGAAGGCGGCCACAACGGCAAGGTCCTCAAGTTCCGGTTCCTTGATCTGAGCGATGAAGTAGACGGGCGTAAAACGCCCCCCTACGCAGACGGGGCCGGCGATGAGCCAGCGGGCCCGTCGACCGAAAAAAGCCCCCCTACGGACGGCGTAGGGGGGCGTAATCCGCCAAGTAGGCGGGCGAAAAAAGCCCCCCCTACTCCCCAGACACCTCAACCACCCACCTCCCACGAATCGCGCGGGTCGCAGGAGGAGCAGGCAACTGGGCGGGCGGGCGGGGGAGACGCTTCGCTGCAACAGCAGACAGCGCACGACATGCTCGCCCGGATCATCAGCCGCCACTCACGGCTCGCCCTCGGCGAGAAAGAGATCACCAAGCTCGTACCACTCGTCGTCCCGTGGCTCGAGCGAGCATCCGAATCGCAACTCGAGCAGGCGCTCACCGCCGGACTGCCGATGCAGATCGGCAACCCGGCCGGACTCGTCCGCACGCGCCTCACCGACAAACTCCCGCCCATTCGAAGCGAAGAACCCGGCGAGCCCCGCTGCAACAACCCGGACTGCGACCCGGTGACGCACATGGTCACCCTGCCCAACGGCGACATCGACTTCTGCTCCATCTGCCACAAGACCGGCCGCGCCCGAGCCCGACGCCAGAACGGAACCCGACCATGACCGACCACACCGAAAGCCCGACCCTCGAGCGCACCCCGCCTCAAGACCTCCTCGCCGAGCGCGCGGTCCTCGGCGCGATGCTCTGCGCGAAGGAGGCCATCCCGGAGGTCCTCGGGTCCGGCCTGAAAGGCGGCGAGTACTACCGCCCGGCACACGAGACGATCCACGACACGATCATCGACCTGTATGCGGCAGGCGAGCCGGCCGACCCCATCACCGTCGCCGACGACCTCGAGAAGGCCGGCCAGCTGGTGCGCTGCGGCGGCCCGGTCTACCTCCACGGCCTGATCGTCGGCTGCCCCACTCCCGGCAGCGCCGAGTGGTATGCGCAGATCATCCGGGAGAAGGCCCGCAAGCGCCGCCTCGTCGTCGCGCTCTACCAGGGCCTGCAGGAGATCGACAGCGGGCAGGGCGACACTGCCGGGACGATCGAGGCGATCCAGGACCGCATCCTCGAGGCCGCAGGAATGCCCGACGCCGAGTCGGCCAGCGGCCTGCTGCCGATCGGCGCGCTGTTCCCCGCTGCGCTCGAGGACATCGAAGCCGTCCAGCTCGGCATCGGGCCCGCAGGCGTGCCGACCGGGTTCGCCGACCTGGACGCGCTCACAGGCGGCCTGCACCCGGGACAGATGGTGATCGTGGCCGGGCGTCCGGGGCAGGGCAAGAGCACGTTCGGTCTCGACGTCGCCCGCTGCGCCGCGATCAATCACCAGATGGGTGTGGCGTTCTTCAGTCTCGAGATGTCCTGCACCGACATCCTCAAGCGGCTGATCTCCGCCGAGGGGCGGATCGCCCACCACCACCTGCAGACGAAGGGTGCGCTGACCCCGGAGGACCGGGAGCGCATGGGCCGGACAGTCGCGCGGATCACCAGTTCGCCGCTATACCTCGACGACTCGCCGGACCTGACGCTCACCTCGATCCGCACGAAGGCCCGTCAGATGGCCTCCGAGCAGGACCTGAAGCTCATCGTCATCGACTACATGCAGCTGCTGCGCTCCGGCGGCGGCCAGCGGTACGAGTCGCGGCAGCAGGAAGTCTCGGAGATCTCGAGGTCGGTGAAGCTCCTCGCGAAGGAGCTCAAGCTCCCGGTGATCGCGCTCTCGCAGCTGAACCGTGGCCCGGAGCAGCGTACGGACAGGCGGCCCGTCGCGTCGGACCTTCGCGAGTCGGGGGCGCTCGAGCAGGACTCGGACCTGATTCTGCTGCTCCACCGACCCGACTCCTACGAGCCGGAGCACGAGCGCGCGGGCGAGGCCGACTTCATTGTCGCCAAGAACCGGTCGGGCCCGACCTCGACGATCACGACCGCATTCCAGGGCCACTACAGCCGGTTCGTCGACATGGCGCAGGGCTGACCCGTGTTACCCAACTCCTCGAAGGCAGTGAAAGAAGTGAAAGAACCCGGTGGAGACGCCCCGCACGTCGGCTCCGTGGCTGACCGGTATGAGCCGTGGCTTGAGGATCTGCAGTCCGGACGGGTGACGCACCTCAAGACCCCGTGGCCTGACCTCGACGACCTCGTAGGGCTCGAGGAGCGCCGCCGTGTCGGCATCGTCGCGCAGCGCGGAACCCGCGAAGCCACCGTCGGCCGCCGCATCGCGATCCACGTCGCCGAGACTCAGGGCCATGTTCTGCTGTGCACCAGTTTCCCGCCTGACCCGATGCCCGAACGGCTGCACGTCGAACCGGAGATGATGCTCACCCCGGAGCATGTCAACGCGGCGGTGAGGCGGCTCGTCCGCGCTGGGGTCCGGCCCGTGCTCATCGTGATCGAGCGATACGAGCGGCTCCGGCTCGAGGAGCGCCCCGTAGGCGACCGGCGGTTCGACGAGATCGAGCGCTGCGCCCACGAGATCGATGTCAGCCCCAACGGCGTGGACGTGCCCTGCCTGTACACGACCACCACCGAGCGCGAGCCCGACCTGAGTCGGCGCATCCTCGACTGGGCCGGCGTGAACTCGCCCGGCGGGATCATGACCGACTTCTGCCGCACTCTGCTGGTGCTGCGCCGCCTGGACCGCCAGCAAGTCGAGGTCCGCATCGAGTTGGACCGTGTCACCTACCGGCACCCGGAAGTCCTCGCCATCGACCTGCCGACCTGACGCCTCCCGTCCCTGTCCCGCCAATCCCGTCAACCAACCACCAGGGAGAACACCGTGACCGACAAGCTGAACTACGAGCCCGAGACGCTGCACGAGGACGACGACAACGGCACCATGCCGGAGAACGTCGCCGTGCTCGCCAACGCGGTCGTCGGCCACCGGATCGTGAGCGTCGAGAAGGACGTCCAGGTCCCCGAGTCCGCCCGCAGCTGGCGCACCTCCACCGGCACTGCCCTGACGCTGGACAGCGGCAAGCGGGTGTTCCTCGTCGACACGGACGACTGCTGCGCCTACACCGAACTTGAGGCGTTCCTGCTGCACCCGGAACTGATCGACCACGTGATCACGGGCGTGGGTACGACCGAGGGCTTCACTCAGTGGCATGTCTTCGCGGACATGGGCGACGTGCTGGAACTGACGGTGAGCTGATCGTGCGGCAACCCGTTCTACTACGGCTACGGGTTCAACATCACCGTGGCCGAAGCCGACGCCTGAACCGTCCGGCCCGAGCCCTTCCCGTCCGTCAACTCCCCGAAGGAGCCCCAATGCCCGTCCCCGAGAACGTAACCATGGTCGCCGTCGACGGCACCGATGCTCTCGCCTACGTCATCATCCGGCCCGGCGAGAAGGACGCGGGCGGTGTCGTGATCGAAGCGGCATCGTCCGGCATGTCCAAGGAAGCCGCCGCCTATGTCCTGCGGCATGTTGCCGAGGGCTGGAAGCCCGCCGCCGACCATGCGGCCGAAGCCGTCGCCGAGGCCCAGCAGTTGCGCGGTGCCGTTCGGGCGCTGCGTCTGGTCGTCAAGCACGGCGACATGTCCGACGGCACCCGCAGCGATCTCTCCAACCTGCTGCTCGACCTCGGCAACTGACCGCGCCTCCGCCCCCTCATCAACCCTCGAAAGGCAACCCTCATGTCCAGCCCCACCCGCGTAACCGGCACCGTCACGATCACACCGCCGCTGTCCTGGGCGCAGATCCGCTCGGGCCCCGGCCTGCACGACGTGCAACTCGTCCTCGAGGAGACTCACGAGGACAGCGACACGGGCCGCACGACGACCACGACCGCCGTCGCCGTGGAGCCGCGCATCACCTCGCCATACAACGGCAGCGAGATCGCAGCCGACCTGACGAACCTTCTCACGGCGTTCCCCGACCACGAGTTCGCCGGGATCATCACCGCGAAGCCCGAGGACCCGGACGGCCTGCCGTGGCGATACGTCGTGCGGAGCCGCTGGGTCGAGCGGCAGCAGGCTCAGCTGACGTGGCCCGGCGGGGAAGCCGTGCAGTCATGATCCGCGACGACCGGTTCCTGATCTCGCGCAAGCCGTACGCCGTCGACCTGGGCAGCCTGCGCGGCAAGTGCACGCCTAGCCCGCAGGGCCAGCACCCGTACTACTTCGACGGCCAGATCAACGCCGTCTGGTTCCGGCGCAAGAAGGGCGTCACGGTCGCCTGCATCGGCACCCTGTGGGACCTCCAGCACCCGGAGCCGACCGACGCCGCCCAGTTCCTCCGCCAGCACACCGACGGGCGCTACGGCGGGCGATGCGAGGCACGCTGGGACGGCAGCGGGTACTGGGGCGCGGAAGCCCCGGACGCCGTCGCGGAGCACCTGGCGTTGCTGCGGCCGATGCTCGACGGGTACCCGTTGTGTCCGGCGTCGCATGACGGGTGGTGGCGGTTCTGATGCCCACAATCACGTTCGACCACATCGGCAGCGACCGGCACGTCCGCCCGCTGCACACCGAAGCCGCCACTCCGGAGCAACTCGCCGAGGCCGTCCACCACCACGCCCGCGCCATCCTCGGATCCCGCTCGGTCGGCGTCACCCTCGACGGCGACCGCGGCGAGATCCGGCTCGGAACCAGCCTCGTCGGCGAATTCTCCGTAGCCGTCGAGGACCAGCAACCCGACGCCCCACCCGACAACCACCGAGATCCGATGCACGACTGGACCCTCAACGACCTCAACCGACTCACCAACACGATCCTCAAGCGCGACCGCTGGCACCTCGCCGGAGACGTCGAGGAACGCCGCGACGCCGTCTGGTTCGCGCTGGTCCAGCACATCCTGCAAGCCGAGGTGGCGCCGACGGGCGGTGACCTGTTCTGGGTCGGCATCGCCGCCTCCGACGCTCTCGTCAAGGACGGCATGCGTACCCACGGCCGGTCCACAAGCAGCTACGGCGACGGCATGCCGCGCTACGCCATGTACTGGAACCCGATCCTGCCGCAGTCCCCGGAACGCGGCGTCGTCGAGCGCGCGGCCCTGCACCAGATCTGGCCGCAGCTCACCCTGCGCCAGCAGGAGGCGCTGACAGCCCTCGCTGCGACCGGCGACTACCAGCAGGCCGCGGGCGCCCTCGGTGTTACCGGTGGAACGTTCAACGTCTTGATTTCCAAGGCGCGGCAGAGGTTCCTGCTGTGGTGGCATGAGGGCGAGAAGCCGTCCCGGGTCTGGGGTACGGACCGGCGCGTCGGCTCCCGCTCGGCAACCGCTCCAGCGGCGTCGAGGCGCCGTCCCGCGACCGGTGCCGTGCTGCGACGCGCGGGTCGTCCTCAGCGCGACCTTGTGCACGGGAAGGCGTCGACGTACTCCAACCACGCCTGCCGCTGCGGGCCGTGCACGCAGGCCGCGAGCACGCACGCCCGGGAACGCAGCCGGGCGAACGGCGCGAAGCCCCGGACCCGCATCACCGTCTCGCAGCTCGCCGCGATCCGCGCACGCAAGGAGGCTGGCGAGTCGGTGAAGGCCATGGCGTTGGAGTTCGGTGTCCGCGACCCGTACCTGTACCGGCTGCTGAACGGCACCCGCCATCCGGCCCCGGACGCGTCATGAGCGCCGTCAAGACGCCAGTGCGCGTCTCCGACGCTGTGGTCGATGCGGCGATGCGCGCGGCCGTCGTGACCGCCCACCACATCGGCGGCCGTCCGCAGCTGTGGCAGGACGCAATCCAGCACACCGTAAGGTCCCTGATCTGCCGCCTGGTTGAGGCCCGCGGACTTCGCCGGCCGGAACTGCCGTACTGCAGCGACGCCGAAGCCGAGCGGGAGTTGGATGCGGTCGGGAAGCTCACGGACTGGACGATCCACGACCTCGGTGACGTCAACCAGCAGCTGCTGCGCCTGCACCTGGTCACCGACGGCCGGACGCTAGAGGTCGCGAAGCCTGCGGGCACGTCGCAGCGGGACGTGCAGGGCTCCTGGTACACGCCGCAGCCGCTCGCCCGGGAGATGACCCGGTTCGCACTGGACGTCGCGATCGGGCAGTGCCTGAAAGCCGATGATCCGGAGCAGATTCTTCGGCTGCGGGCGGTCGATCCGGCGTGCGGCGCCGGGGTGTTCATGGTCGAGGCGGCGCGGAAGATCTCGCAGGCCTACGTGTCGAGGCTGACCGTCGACGGCAGCGCACCGCCCGAACTGGTCGCGCTGGTCCTGCCGATGGTCACGTTCGAATGCGTCTACGGCATGGACATCGACCCCGTCGCGATCGACCTCGCCCGCACCGCCCTGTGGCTGGAGGTCGACGGCATGGTGCCGTTCGGCTGGCTCGACGGCAACGTCGCCTGCGTCAACCCGCTGCTCGGACCCAACTCGCTGCCCGAACGGCTGCTGGACGTCATGGGCGAACCGCCGCCGCCCGAACCCGGCGCCTGACCATCCTGGCCCGATCCGATCTTCCGGAAGGATTGGGCCACCACCGCCCGAAGCCCGCGTCACCAACTCACCTACCGATCAAGGAACCTCGTGTCTCACGCACCCGTCTCCACCGCCGGCGCCGCACTGTCCCTCTGGGGTCTGGCGCTCGGCATCACGAACGCCGCGGAGGTGAGCGGCCATGCCGAAGATGCGTGAAATCCCGAACGGGGAGCGCTCAGGCCGGCTCGTCGTCACCGGCGGCCGATTCCGAGACGACCGAGGAACCCACCGCATTCCCGTGCGCTGCGACTGCGGGACCGAGAAGACGATCGCAGTGTGGTCGCTCGGCAAGACGCTGTCCTGCGGCTGCATTCTGAGCGAGATCGCGCTACGCAATGCAGCGATGGGCACGACCCACGGCAGGACCAACTCTACCGAGTACAACATCTGGGTTGGCATCAAGCAGCGCTGCTTCAACGAGAACCACACTGCGTGGGCCCGCTACGGCGGTCGCGGCATCACCATGTGCGACCAATGGCGCAACTCGTTCGAGACGTTCCTTGCCGACGTCGGCGAGCGGCCCTCCAAGAACCACACCATCGACCGGATCGACAACGACGGGAACTACGAACCGGGGAACGTCCGGTGGGCGACCGGTGTCGAACAGCAGGCCAATCGGACAACTTCCTTGAGTCCGACGTGCAAGCGAGGCCATGCACGCACACCCGAGAACATTCGGGTCAATCGAGACGGCAGCAAAGCATGCCGACCCTGCGAGCACGATCGCTACCTAGCCAAGCGCACCTCACCCATCGAAGGATCATCGTGAACTACTTCTCCAACCGCGGCACTCTGGCAGCGACCGGCGCGGGCACCGTCACGATCGGCGGCATCGCGTTCGGGCAGCTGTGGCTGCTGGGTCTCGCGGTCGGCATCGTCGCCCTCGGCGCGGTCCTGGCCCGGGTCGCATGGCGTCGCGGCAAGTCTGCGGGCGACCGATGAACGCCCCGCTGTCCGCTTCCCGCCGCACCCTGCGCATCCTCACCGGCGCTGGCCTGACGCTGGGCGCGGTCTCGGTGTGGGCGTTCCGGCACGTCGCCTCGTCGATCTCGACGTGGCAGGGCCACGGCGGCCGGTTCGCCACGATCTACACTCTCGCGTTCGTGATCCTGGTGTGGCAGGTGTGCCTGTACTCGCTGGAACGCCCGAAGAAGGTCACGCCCCGTCAGGCCCGGCAACTCGACAAGCTGTTCTGCACGGTGCCGGTTCCGCTGTTCAATGAGGCACCGGAGTACATCCGGGCGTGCCTGGAATCGATCCTGGCCCAGTCGCGACGGCCGCAGTGGGTGTTCGTCGTCGACGACGGCTCCACCGTGGACTACACCGTCATCGAGGCGTGGTTCCTGACCACGGCGCGGCAGGCCGGGGTGAAGGCGACGTGGCTGCGGACCGAGAACGGCGGCAAGCGGCAGGCCCAGGGCCATGTCGTGCGGGCGACCGCAGATGTGACGGACGTGTACATCACCGTCGACTCCGATGCGAACCTCGCGACCAACGCAGTCGAGGAGTTGCTGAAGCCGCTGGCGGACGCCCGCGCACAGTCGGTGGCGGGGATCGTGCTCGCGGAGAACAACCGCAAGAACCTGCTGACCCGGTTCACGGACCTGTGGTTCGTCACCGGCCAGCTGGTGGACCGGTCGGCGGCGTCGACGATGGGCGCGGTCCTCGTGAACTCCGGTGTGCTGGCCGCCTATCGGGCCGCGCTGGTCGTCGACAACCTCGACGGCTACCTGAACGAGTCGTTCTTCGGCCGGCGTATCGAGTTCTCCGACGATTCCATGCTGACGATCTACGCGCTGGAGCGGGGTCGCTGCGTCCAGCAGCCGTCGGCGTTCGCGTTCACGGCCATGCCGGAGACGCTCAGTCATCACGTCCGGCAGATGCTGAGATGGGATCGCGGGGCCTTCATTCGATCATGGTGGCGGTTCAAATACCTGAAGCTCGACGGCTACGCCTACTGGGGTCACTTCTTCGGCTGGGTGCAGATGGCGCTGTCGAGCACGATCTTCCTGGTGCTGTTCGTGGTCTGGCCCGTCGAGTCGCTCACGTTCAACCCGCTGCTGCTCCTGATCCCGGTCCTCGTCGGCTACGGGCAGTCCCTGCGCTACCTGTCGTTCCGGCGTACCGATGAGCCGGCCTGGTCGCAGTTGCTGACGTTCGCGTTGGCGCCGGTCGCGACGCTGTGGTCGTTCTTCGTGCTCCGGGCGCTGCGCTGGTATGCCATCGCGACGTGCCTGAAGACCGGCTGGGGTACCCGCGGTGACGGCGTGGAGGTCGGCCTCGGCGGTCCGCCGCCCGGCCCCGACCCGGACACCGTGACCCTCGACGCCTTGTTCGACCCGGACGACACCGTCCAGCTCCCGCTGCAGCGCGTGCATGGCGCGGAGACCACGGCCGAGCTCGACCAGATCCGCTGACCCACCTCGAAGGAGATCACCGTGTCCGACCCGAACCCTGCCGCCGACCTGCGCACCGCCGCTGAGCACGTGCGCCGTTTCGCCTCCGCGCCCGGCATCACGCCGCCGCCGTGGCTGTCGATGGACCACGGCGACCGCATCGTGCACGACCCCGGCCACGACCTGGACGCCCCGATCTACGTGGTCGATGAGCCCGTGAGCAACGGCGCCAACGGCGACTGGATCGGGTTCATGCACCCCGGCATCGGGCTGGCCGTCGCGGAACTCCTCGACGAGGTTGCCGGGAGCGCCGAGGAGGAGGGCGACATGTTCCAGCACACCTCGACCAGCGCAGCCGCCTGGGAGATCGCCGTCGCCGTCAACGCCTCCGCGCAGATCCGCTGAACCACTGCCGCCCGGCACACAGCCGGGCGGCCCAACCGAAGGAGCAGCACGATGACCCTGCACACTTGCCCGTTCCCGCCCTGCACCTGGACGGAGACAACCCCGTACGCCACGGTGCCGCCCGAGGTCCTGGAGATGCTCGACAGCTCGGCGACCACGCACCGCGAACTGCACATGGACGAACACTCCAGCGCCGACTGGGCGGACGCGCTCGCTGGCGTCCAGGACCGGGCCGCGGTGACGGTGTTGGCCGAGCCGTTCGAGCGGAGCGACCGCGGGTTCCTCGGCTACGGCGGTCCGATCCCGACGGACTACGGCCACGACGTGCAGGTGTACGAGTCGTCGGCGGCGAAGGGCCCGTGCGTGTGGCTGGCCGTCGGCGACAGTGCCCTCACTCCGGGCCACAACGCCCATCTGACGCTCGCGCAGGCGCTGAAGGTGCGGGCGGCGCTGGACCAGTTCATGGAGGGCGTGGCGGACCGGTGGGAGGGCGGTGCGGATCTGGTGGCGGAGGCGCGGCGTGAGGTCTTCGGCGGTGCCGAATGAACGTCTTGCTCTCCGGCATCGTCGGCAGCACCGCCTATGGCCTCAACCACGCCGGCTCGGACGTCGACATCCTCGGCATGTTCGCGGTGCCGACGGTCGAGCTGCACGGCCTGAGCGTGGTCACGGAGTCGGTGGTGACGACGGACCCGGACTCGACGTTCCATGAGGCCCGGAAAGCCGTGAAACTGATCATGGGTTCGAACCCGACCGCCTCCGAGCTGCTCTGGTTGGACGACTACCAGGTCCTGACGCTGCTCGGCGAGGAGCTGATCGGCCTGCGCGAAGGCCTGCGCTCGGCAGCCGGAGTCCGCAACGCGTACCTCGGGTATGCCACCCAGCAGCTCCGCAAGATCAAGTCGCATGGCCCGGAGTCCCGTATCCGGCAGGCCAAGCACGCACGCCACCTCGTCCGACTCCTGATCCAGGCGGAGGAGCTGCACACGACAGGCCAGTTGACGATCCGCCTCGCCGACCCCGACGAGGTGCGCCGGCTCGGCGAGGAGATCGCGGAACGGCCGGAGGTCGCGGACCGGCTGCTCGCCAAGGCCGAGGCCGCCCTGGACCGGCCTGGTGTGCTGCCCGCCGAGCCGGACACTGCGGCGGCCGAGGCGTGGCTGCGGCGGGTCCGGAAGGCGTACTGGGAGGAGGCGGCGTGAAGCCCGGCGTGGACCCGTGGGACGCCTGCCCGGCCTGCAGCGGCAGCGGCGAGTGCGAGGGCTGCGAGGGCGAAGGCTGCGGAGGCACCGAATGCGACGACTGCTGCGGCAGCAACGAGTGCCGGATGTGCAACGGGACGGGTCTCGGATGAGCCTGCCCAAGGCCCTGCAGATCGACCTCGACGGCTGCTACGCCCTGATCGGCGACCGGTCCCCGTACGACGCCGACCTGTGCGGCCTGGACGAGGTGAACGAGGCCGTCCACATGGTCGCGGGCTGGGCGCGGGCGGACGGCTACGGGATCGTGCTCGCGTCCGGGCGCGGCTTCAAGGTCACGCACCGATATGCCACGGAGCAGTGGCTGTTCTGGAACGGCATCCACTACGACCAGCTGTCGATGCGCAGCCCCGGCGACGGCAGGCCGGACGTGGAGGTGAAGGAGGAGCTGTACCGACGGGAGATCGAGCCGTACTGGGATGTGGATTTGGTCCTCGAAGACAAACGCGACCTTGTTGATCTCTGGCGTGGGCTCGGCCTGGCGTCGTTTCAAGTCGCTGACTGGCCACCGGCAAAGATGGGCCAATCCACGACCTGACCTGCACGAAGTCTACGCATCAGGTTAAGTCGAAGCCGCCCGGGATCATGGCCTGGCGCGAGACAATCGAGTGAATAAACCCGTATGAACCGCTATATTTCGCAGCCCACTCGGAGGCCCGCATGTCCACCGTCCTGCTCCCGGTCCCGGCCGTCCCGCCGCGCCGCACGACCCCGCCGGCCCGTGCCCGTATCCCGCTGGGTGGTCTCGCCGCTGCCGGGCCGGGCGTCATGCTGCGGCGTGTCCTGCGGCCTGCCGTGGGCGGGGGCGATGTGCCGGTCGCGGCGTTCAGTAGCAGCATCTAGAGCCGCCGGGGCTGCACGCGCGGCCCCGACACCAACCCTCAGGAGATCCGCATGAAGGACACCGCCCCGCCGATCGCCCGCCGCATCACGATCGCGTTCACCGAGAAGTCCGACGCGGCCCTGCGCTCACTCATGGCCCGCGGCGGCCTCAATGCGACGGACGCCGTCAACCAGTCCGTCATCCTGTGCGCATGGCTGGCGGAGCAAGTCGATGCGGGCGGCACGCTGCTGCTCCTGGACGGCAACGGCGACACCGTGAAGGTCGAGATCCAGTGACCGACGCTGAGACCGGCACCGAGTACGAGCTGTACGACGAAGACGACTACCTCGACGACGAGGAAGACGGCGAGTGGCAGGAAGGCGACTGCGACAACTGCGCCGGGTTCGTCCCCGGCCCGGGTGATCCGCCGTTGACGCCCGCGTGCGCCTGCAAGATCGGGCAGGGCGCTGCGGAGGACTGCCGGTGCGGCGGTGAGGCGCCTTGACGGTCGCCGACGCCCCGCCCGCCACCGACTGGCAGCATCGTGCCCTCACGGCCGAGGCGCAGCTGAAGGCGGTCCTCGACGAGTGCTGGGTCCTGGACGGTCTGCGGCACGCTGTGACGTACCGGCTCGCCGCGGACCGGGTACGGGCCGCGATCGCCAAAGCGGAGGAGCCCGATGCCAGCTGACTTCGAGGCCCTCACCTGGACCGAGGTCGTTGCTGTCCACGGCAGCGGCACCCAGCGGACCATCGACGTCGACGTCCGCGCACCCAGCTGGACGTACTCGATGCCGGTCGAGATCCCACTCGCCGACGCGATCACCCTGCACCGAATGCTCGGCGACGCCATTAGCAGCCGGCCTGCCGACTACACCGAGGGCGACTACCGCGAGTACGCCACCGAGAGGGCCCGCAGCAGGCAGCGGGTCACGATAGTCCCCGACATTCCGGAGTCCTGATGGCCATTCACCAGATCATGCTCGCCGACTGCCTTGACGGTGCGAAGCCACCCGCACGGGTCCTGACCGTGTCCGTCGTCGGCGACACGGCGTTCCTGGCCGTCGAGGACTACACCGAAGGCGGCGGCAGTACGACGACCAAGGAGGTCGCACAGATCTCCGTGAGCCTGCCGTCGCTCCGGGACGCACTGGAGCTGCTGGGCGAGGATCGCAGACGTGAGGACCTGCGGCCGATGGACCCGCCCGGCAACGGGCAGGGCGACATGTCGGCGACGCTGGCCGGACAGCGGTACGGGTGGGTGCGGCTTTGACCGGCTTGTACTTCTGCCCGACGGTCCGCGAGGTCGAGTCCCCAACCGGCGACCGGGTGCCGTGGCCATGCCCCACCATCCGCGCTTTTGAAGAGGAGACCTCCGCATGACCGATGACCTTGACCTGATCCGCTGCACCCCAATGCCCGACGACCCGGACGAGGTGCTGTTCTACGTGCCGTTCGTCGGCTACCTGGACGCGGGCGCCGGGTCGTTGGAGTTCGGCTTGGAGCGGGACCGACTGCCCGAACTGCTGGCCGTAGTGCAGGCTGCCATCGCTGGGGAGACCCCGTGCTCGTGATCCGTATCGACGAGTTGGTGCGCGCAATCCAGACGCAGGCGACAGCAGACGAAAGAGCGGCGCTCGCAACGCTCAGCCCGCTCGTCATCGTCGGGAGCTGCCGCAGTAAGCCGATCCCGCGCTGGAGGCAGGCACGGAACGGGCGGGGCATCGTGGACACCGCCAGCGAGATCCACGCCAGGGACGTGTTCCCCGCAGAGGGGGCGCACATCGTCCGCCATGACCCGGCCCGGGTTCTGGCGGACGTCGCGATGAAGCGGGCAATGCTGGCCCGGCTCCTCGCCGAGCCGCACGGCCTGGTCGACGACGGAGACGAGCCGTACCCGTGCCCCAGGCGCGGCACCAGCGCAGCATGCCAGTGCGGCCGGGACGAACGGGTCCGCGGCTACCTGGAGCTGATGGCCGGGGCGGACGAGACGGAGGCGGCAGGGTGAGCGTGACCGAGTTCAGGTGGATGCGGACCGATCCCAATGAGATGGAGGAGCGGCATTGGAGCGACTGGCATCAGGTCGCCGGCTCCTGTCTGGCCTGTTGCTGTGGCGGGTTCGTCCTCTGCCGTGAGTGTGGCGGTCGTGAGCACCAGGAGCCCGGGGAGGGGGGCATGCTGGACCTCTCGCACGGTCAGATTTGCCAGACTTGCCGACTGGACGCCCTCGGTGATCCGGCGCAGGTCGACGAGCGGTGACGCAGCCCGCGCTGCTCCCTGTCGAGGGAGACACGGACCGCCCGCCGGTCCGCTGCGTTGACTGCCACCGGCCGTTGTACACCGCCGAGGCGCGGGCGCACGGCAGGGGCGAGCACTGCAGGTTGGAGGAGTTCGCGGCCCGGCGCGGCGGCATCGAGCAGGACGCGTTGCCGGGGCTGTAGTGGTACGGCGCGCCCCGTAGTGCAATGCTTCGAACAAATGCCCGAACAGCGATATCCGACTCCCGCCGACTGGCCGGCCAGCCTCCCCGCGCCGTCCAGCCCCGACCTGCCCGCCGCCGCCATCCGCTGGCTGTGGGACGAGGTTCCGGCGGACCGCTGGCGGCACGAGATCCTCGCCGACCAGCCCTGGCTGCTCGCCCTCATGGCCACGGCGACACTGCGCCGCGAGATCAACAGCCTCCGCGCATCCTGGCGCGACATGGGAACCTTCGGCCGACGAATGGACCCCGACACGCTCGGCCGCATCCTCGCCGGGCACAAGGCTGAGGCCGCCCGGCTCACCGCGCTCAAGGCACAGGTCGAGCTGGTGGAGATGGAGCTCCTGCACTCGTCGGCCAGGACAGCGACACGCCGCCTCAAAGGCTGAACGGCAGGCCACGGCAGGTTGTCAGTGCCGCGCCGTAGCTTCGGACGTGCGCACCCCGGCCGACGGCAGTCGACCCCGGACAACGCGCGCAGGCGGCGGCCGTCCCGACACACGGGGACGACCGCCGCTCACCTTGCTGTCGTTGCAGAGCCGGGACCGGGCGGAGGCATGGGCTTCGTGTCCGCTGGAGGCCTCCCGGTCGCCCGACGGCCGCCAACGGTCCCGCGCGCCCGCAGTTCTGCGGAACTGGGCGTCTCCCGCTTGTCCCTGTCAGCCATGCCCCATCCTCTCGTCCTGGCAGCAGCAGTAGCCGTCCACGTCGCCTCCGTAGCCCATGGCCGCATCCTGCGCGCACGAGTCGCAGCACGAGCCGACGTGGTGCTCCGACTCGCAGTAGAAGCCGTCCAGGCTCTGCCATTTCAACTCGGCGCGGAACCGCCTGAACCACCGCCGCTGCGACTTCGGACCCCAGCGGGCCACGACCGGCGGGATGATGCCGTTGATCGGCGGATGCTCGGGGGCGTAGGCCGGGTCATCGAGCGGGGCGCGGTCAGGCATCGTCGTTCCCCCGGAGTCCGGCGGCCGTGTCCAGCAACTCCGTCATCGCCGCCATCGTCTCCTTGCGCAGCAGCGCCGCCTGCTTGACCGCGATGGGCAGTTGCACCTGCCGCCACGTTCCGTCGGCCATCCAGGCGTGCACCCAGTCCTGCTGGTAGCCGCACCGCTCGTCCAGGCAGTGCCATCCATCGGGCCCGGCGACCAGCGGCAGCTCATCGCCCCGACTGTCGCACCCGTCCCGACCGCACATAAACGGGTGCATGACGCCCGTCTCCTGGAAGTCGTTCAGCGAGTCGACCTGCTCGGGCGTGAATGGCGCCCGCACGATTCCGTCACTCATCGTCGTCCTCCGTCATGTCCGGCTCGATCACGAACACCCACGGCTCGCCCTCGGTGAAGCAGTCCGTGTCGACCAGCTTGACCGGGCAGGTGTCAATGTCGGGCAGGTCTATCGTGCGCCGGGGCGGCGCCCATGCGGGTTCGCAGTCGCCGAGCGGTACGAACTCGAAGTCGCACCAGCGGCACAGGTCGGTGGGTATGCCGTCCGGGCCGAGCGCGAGATCCGCGAACCGGGTCGGCTTGTAGCAGGCGAGGCACATGACCCGGTCCTCGGCGCGCTGCACGTCAGGCACCCGACTCCTCCTGGTGTTAGCCCCACGTCAGCTGGTACTGGCAGCCGGGCTTGCGTTCGTCGTAATCATCGGGGCCCGCGACCCAGACGCGCTTGGGCTTTCCGTCGCGGTCGGCGGTGACGTGGACGGTGACGCCGCCGACGTTGATCCACCAGGTGCCGATGCCCACCTGTTCGACGTGCAGGAACCTGCCGACGACCAGCTCATCGAACTCGCAGCCCTCGATGACGTGCGTCCGGTGCGTGTCCGTGTCGGGCGTGCGTCCGCCGAACGCCGGATCAGCGGTGACGGTGTGGCTCCTGTCGTATCCGCCTTCGCGTTCGCCGCTGGCGCGACCGGCCCAGTGGTGGACGCGCAGGAGCCAGCGGCCACCAGGACGGCGCAGCGCAGTCATCGGATCTTCAGCTCCTTCTCCAGGTCGGTGATCCGCTTCGCCATCGCGGCGTTCGCCACTTCGACTTCCAGCCGGGACCGGTGAGGCGCAGTGTCGAGCATCGTCCGCACCAGCCAGCCGTAGCCCGCGACCGCACCCCAGACGGCCAGCGACAGCGGCCAGATCAAGCCGCAGAAGAGAGCCACAGCGGCGTCGCCCCGCTGATCCCCGCGGGCATACCGCTTCTTCGCGAGCCTCAGACGCTCGACGGGATCGGCATGGGGAAAGCCGTACGGGCCCTCGTAGTCGATGGCGTGCGCCCGCCACCTCCCGAACAGGGAGCGGGCCGTGAGTCCGGCCGCGGCAAGGTAGGCGAGGACAGCGACGGAGATGATCAGTGCAGTCACTTCACCGCCGCCTTCGCCCGGATCTCCCGGACCTCAATCAATGCTTTTGCGGCGCGTGACATGCAGTCCCGCGTGCCGATGGAGTGGTGCAACGGAAACGCCAGGACGAGTGCGGCGCCGGCGTCGACCATCGCCTGGTTGCGAATCGGCCCCGCGGCACGGCCGAGGCCGCGCCAGTCCGCCGGGTGGCGTTCCTCGACGCAGCCGAGGTCGGGATGCTCGCGGACCCACTGGGCGGCGAGGGTATCTGCACCGGTCGCGGCGCCGTGCGCGACGACGAGCGGTCCGAGTTCCCAGCGGGCGAGCGCGAGGGCGTCCCAGACGAGGTCGCGGTCGGCGAGAGCGCGGGAGCCGGTGACGATGAGGCGGGTGCGGGTCACGGTGTGGCCTCGACCATCTCGTAGGTGTCGGCAAGTACGTCTTGGTTGATCGGGTAGAACTCGCCCCGAATCCCCCGGATGATCCACTGCCCGGTGTGCATCCCCACCCACGTGGAGTGCAGCTCGTCGTACACCTCTGCGGTGATTTCGGGGTCCTCGGTGCGGTCCTCGGGTTCGACGGTCCACCACTTGCCGGGGGCGAATGCTTCGCACTCGGCGATGTTGTCGCCGGTCCATTGGATGGCGTCGATCTCGATGGGCAGCTTGCGAAAGCGGGTGATCATGAGGTCTCCTTCGGTGTGCAGTTCGGGCAGGTATCGACGACGTCCCGCTGCTTCGGGTCGGCTGGCGCTTGGACGGTCCAGCCTTGGGCTTGGGCTTCGCGGCGGGCTTCGCCGGGCGAGGGGTGGCCGCCGCCGTGGTTCAGCCACGCTCGGCAGGTGGCGCACCGGACCCAGTAGCGGGCGACGATCGTCACGGCTGGCCTCCCGGCCCGGCGATGGCGCGGTCGAGTTGGTCGGCGTAGTGGTTGGCGAGGCCGTGCGGGGAGCACCACGTCCGCATGTCGGCGGCGAGAGCGGTGACGCGGGCGTGGAGCTGGTTGCCGATCTGGCGGGCATGGTCGCAGGCTTCGGCGTTGGCGACGGCGGTCAGGTGCGAGCCCTCGGCGCGAAGTCGGGCGGACTGCCACGCCGCCCGGTAGCGGTCGCGTTCGGCGCGGTGCTCGCGGGAGATGGCGCGCAGCTGCTCACGGCCGGACTGGTGGCCATCCCGCTCGGCGGTGAGCCGGTCGATCTCGGTGAGCAGCATCCCGCGTTCCTCGTGCGTGCACGGCAGGATGCGCGCGGCATGCAGGGAACGGATCTGCGCGATCCGGTCGGTGTCGGCCAGCGGGTTGCTGCGGCGGGCGTGCTCCGCCGCGTCCTTGATCAAGCTGCGGTCGGTCATCGCCGTACCTCGGTCTCGTCCTCGAACGGCTCCAGCAGGTCGAACGCCTTATCCTGCTCGCCGCTGAGCCACAGTTCGGCGTAGGCCGCGAGGTGTACGCGGGGGAGTAGCCCGCGCTGCTCCGCGATCATCACCCGGTCGTCCCATGCGCCCTCAGCGGAGTCGATGAAGCTGGTGCCGGTCTTGTCGGCCCGGTCCAAGCGTTCCGGGTCGATGCCGCACTCGGCGGCCTCGGCGCGAGTCCACGATCCGGCGGGGGCTTCGCACATGGTGGACCAGCCGATGTACAGGTCCTGGTCGGGTGCGGCCTTGAGGATCAGGCGCGGGTCGTAGCGGTTCGGGAACGTCGTCATCGGGTCGACTCCTCGGTCTTGTGGGCAGTGTGGTGCGCGGCGATCTGTCGGGGCGCGTCGGCCCGAAGCCAGTCCACGGCCGATACGCCCAGGGCGTGTTCCAGGCGGACGGCGACGTCTGGTGAGAGCGGGACCTTGCCGGTCGCGAGCTGCGAGACGTGTTTGGTGGACAGGTTGGCGGTCCGGGCGAGGTCGGCCTGAGACATGCGCATCCCGGCGAGAGACTCCGCCAGCAGCACGGCGACGCCGGGCAGTTCCTTGCTGGCCGGGGCGTCCTCTTCCAGGCTGTAGGCGATGACGACGGCGTCGTCGGTGACGGTGATCCGCAAGGCGTTGTCGTGGAGCGCCGCATCGTCCGCGAGGCCGTGGGCCGTCCGGAACGAGCAGCTCGCGGCGTGCATGGCCTTGTACAGCTCGGCTCCGGCTGCGCCCCACGGGCCTTCGCAGGGAACCTGCCACCAGCGGCGGCGTTCGATTGTCTCGCCCCAGGTGTAGGTGGCCATCACGCCTCCCCGCTGGCGAGGATCGCGCGGGCAATGATCAGCGGCTGGTACAACACAGGATGCGGACGCCACAACGGGTCGGCGGCGAGCAGCTCATCGAGGACGTCGGCTTCCGTGGCCAGCCACTTCGCGAGCCCTTCCCCGACGGTGGGCTGCATCGCGACCATGTACTCGCTGACGCCACCCCAGCATCCCAACGCCACCGGCACTTCCTCGCCTGGCACAGTGATCACGCCCTGCTGCGCCGGGAACGGCTGCTGCGTCCAGCCGGCGCGGATCTGCTCGGGCATGCCGTCGGGGTGCAGCAGCCACTTCAGGCGACCGCTGGCCGCGCGGAGTTCGTCGGCGGGGTTGAGGTCAGGCATCGGGGCGCCCCTCGGGGTAGTCGTAGTCGATCAGTGCATGGTGGGCGGCATGGGCAACTGCGAGGCACCGCCGCTGCTTCTTGGGGCTGAGGTGCGCGGACAGCAGCGGCGCCAACTGCTCTGCGAGGTAGGCGATTCGCGCCGGGGGCTTGAAGCTGGCTAGGGAGCACGACAGCGGGCCCAGGTAGGGGCTGGGCTTGCAGTCCTCGCAGCTGCACCCGCCCGGGGTGTGCTGGTCGAGTCGGCCGCCGCAGTCCTCGCACAGGCACGACGGGCAGCGGTCCGAGGTGGTGGTGTCAGGCATCAGGTGCCTCCCATGCAGGGCAGCCGACCTTCAGGCCGCCGGTCAGTTCGATGTCGGCCCCGCACTGCTCGGGCCATCCCGGATGCTCCGGATACGGGCCGGCTTCCGGCGGCGAGTAGTGCACGCAGGTCTTGCATGCCCGCGCCTCCGGGTTCTGCCAGCAGCGGGCGATGTGCGCGGCGCACCCGGCTTTCTTGCTGTGGGTTCGGCCGCAGGTCGGGCAGGCGTAGCGGGTGACGCGGACCGCGACCGGGACGGCGGCCATCACGCACCGTCCACGGCGCTACGCAGCACGCTGTCGGCCCGCATCGCGACAACGGACCAGTGTTCCTCGACACGCTCGGACACCATCTGCGGCCCCATGTCGATCTGGTGCAGGGCCCGGCCGATGCCGATGCGCATCCGGTCGTGCTCCTCGTGGAGACGGGTCAGGTCGTCCTTGATGTCGTCGGCGACGGCCGCGATCACGACGCGGACGATGTGCTCCAGCGGCAGGCTGCTGTAGTGCTCCTCGCCCTCCATGGCGGCGAGAGCGACATCGACGATGCGCTGCGGGACGTGGGTCGGCTCGGTCATCGCTGGGCCTCCTCGGCGTTGTAGATCTCGGCCATCTCCCGCATGCCGTCCAACTTGGACGCCTGCCATGTCAGCCGCACCATGTGCTCGGTCAGGTTGCGGGCCTCATCACCGAGGAACTTGCCCTGCCCGGCGCGGGCAGCGAACCGCTGCAAGTCCTCGGCGAGACCCTCGGCATCAGCGGTGAGACAGTCGGCGATGTGGGTGATGCGGCTCGTGACCATGCGGGCGGGCGGATCAACAGTGCCACTCGGGCCGCCCGGCAGCCGTTCAACGTCGGCCCCGGACATGGCCAGGACCTCCGCGACGGCGTAATAGCCGGTGGGGACGCGCGGCGCTTTCTGCGGCACGCGCCCCGACTCGTAGTTGGAGATGGTGTTGGGGTGCAGGCGGACCCGGTCGGCGAGTTCGGCTTGGGTGAGTCCTGCGCGGCGGCGGGCGTCGGCCATGTGCTCGCCGAACCGAAGCCAGTCGCTGGCGTCGTCGCTCATGTGCTGCTCCTCAGGTTGGCCGTACCGGATCAGCCGACGCGGCAGGGGACTACGGGCGGACGGTGGCTCGTCGACAGGCACGGTGACATCGGGCTCCTGCTTGGGCGCGGGCACGAAGCCTCGGCCTGCCTCGCTGAACTCGGCGTCGTGGCTCTGCATGATCAGGACTCCTTCGTGGCTGCGTCGGGGTAGCACTTCGGGCAGGCGGTAGGCGGCCGATTCGGGTAGCCGGTCGCGGGCAGCCCGGTCTTGCCGCACGCGGTGTGCATGTAGCCGCCCCAGTCGAAGTCGTTGGCGCGATGGTGGACCCGGCCGCCCTTGAAGCGGGCGGCGTGGATTGGGTAACCGTCGGTGATCGTCTGGGACACGTGCACGTCACGCCTCCTTGCTGGTGGTGTCGTCGGCCTGCCGGGCGATCGCGGCGGCCCACTGGAAGTCGTTGATGTGGAGGCCGCGTTCAGCCTTCGGCCTGTCGAGTAGCCCCTGCCGGCTGGCCTCGGCGGTCGTCTCGATCTCCTCGGCGACCTGGGTGCGGATGTGCTGCTCGAACGTGTCGATGAGCTCGGCCGTCTGCTCGGGTCCGGTGCAGCCCCAGTGGGCGTGTGCTTCGAGGTGCTCGCGGGGCGGGAGGCTGGCGCAGCCCTTCGCCACGCAGTACGGCGTGCGGTCGGCCGGGGTGTCGCCGGCGCGCATCACTTGGACCAGCCGATCACGCGCAGCTCGAACCCGTCGGCCGCCAGGTCGGCCTTCGATCGGGCTTGCTCGCCCGCCCAGACCAGGGGCAGCACGTCATCGCCCGGGGGCAGCGTGAGGTAGTCGGCCCAGACGCAGCCAGCCTGGTCGAGGTAGATGGCCATGTGGTCGGGGCTCGGCCGTAGTGGTTCGGCCTCGCGTGCCTGCTCCAGCTCGGCGCGGGCTTTGTCGCGCTCCTTGGCCACCTCCGTGATGCGGCGCGCGTAGGCGAGGTAGCCGCCGCCCTCGTCCTGGCCAGCCGCGTCCAGCGCTGCGTCGACCTGGGCGAGGTAGCGCCCGCGTTCGGCGCTGACGTACTCCTCCTCGGCCAGCTCGGCGCGCAGCCGCTCGACCTCGTCGAGGAGGGTCTCGGCGTGCGTATCGGCGAGCCGGGTCCACGCCTCGAAACGCTGCTGCCTCGGCGGACCCTGGGTGGACAGTGCGATGTCGGCGCGGATCTTAGCGAGGCGCTCATCGGACAAGGGCTCGGTCATGGTCAGTCCTTCGGGTCGGGTCGGCAGGCGGGGCAGAGCAGTTCCGGCGGGCAGCAGTGGCATGCGGCGCAGCACTCCGACCAGTTCGCGGAGTCGCGGCACTCCGCGCAGCCGTCGCAGGTGTCGTCCACGGGTCACGCCTCCGTGTTGTCGGCCGGACATCCGGCCTGGTGGATGCGGAGTGCGGGGCACAGGCAGGCGGGGGCGGTGAGCGCCGCCTGTACGGCCTGCGAGATGCGGACGTTCGCGCCCCACCGCGGCTGCGGTAGCGGATGGCCGTCGCCTCGGTCCATGCGGTACCGCTCGTTGCTGAGGATCGCCGCGAGTTCCGTCAGGTCGGCGCGGTCGAGCAGCAGCCGCACACCCTCGGCGGGTGGCGCGTCCAGGCCGGCGAGTTCATCCAGCGCTGCCGCTGACCGGCGGGCGGTGACCGGATCCACCGGCACACCACGCTCGGCACGATCGGCGGCACTGCGGAGGTACACGGCGGCGGCCTGCATCGCGGCGGTCAGATCGGTACGGGAAGCAGTACGGGACATGATCACAACTCCTTCGTGGTCGGTTCGACGGTCGTTCCAGCAGTCCGCAGCCGTCGATCAGCGGCAGCGTTCGCTGCCCGGCACGGTGGACACGCCGGATCGCCTGATCGGCGGTGCCGGTGGTAGCCGCGCCGAGTACCGCACGGGGCGGGTTCGCGCGGGCTACGCGGTTCAATGGGCAGGCCGAGGAGTTTGCGGACCGTGTCGGGCTTCACGCCGAGACGTTCAGCGATCGCCGGGATCTCGAAGCCGTGGTCGGCGAGGAACCGGGCCGCGAACTCCCGCTCCGCCGCGGTGAGATGCGGGCGCGGCCCCGTGTCGTTGATGACGCGCTCCACCGCAATGTGGTCGATGTCGTCATGGCTGGTGGTGGTCGTGTCGACGTAGAGGCGGGTCGCCACGGCGGTGCTGGACACGGTGCGTCTCCTCGGTGTGCTGCTGGCGGCGGGACGGGGTTGATAGGTGCCGCCCGCGCCCTGCGCGGGACGGGCGGCGAGGTCAGGTGGTGCGCGGGCGGATCGTGACGGTCTGCTCGCGGTCGATCCGGACGCGGTCCGGCGCGCCGTCGTTGATCAGCACGTCGCCGAAGTCGTCCAGTACGACGGTCCGCACGGTGTAGTCGCGGCGCGGGTCAGAGGTGACCACATCGCCGGGCTGCAGCTCGGACGGGAAGATGCGCGGATCGGACATGGTGACCTCCGGTCAGGCCGAGGGGGCAGGGTTGTCGTCGGCGCGGTCAAGCCAGAAACCGTCGCTGTGCTCATCGGAGTACCTCTCGGCCGGATACCAGCCGGACAGGGCGGTGAGCTGCTCCCACGTCCACCGCAGGC